CAGCAATGGAACGCATTCAAAAAATTCGAATAGATGTTGAGTGGCGTTCACACGGTAGAATACCAAGAAAGGTAGTTCGAAAATGGTTAAACGACATACAAAAAGAATTGGAGGATTAACAATGACAAGAGAAGAAGCAAAAACCCTTTTACCTATCATACAGGGATATGTTGACGGTAAAAAGATAGAGAAGCGACCAAAAGGTAAGTACGATGCAGAGTGGCAAGAAACAGTCCTTCCTGCATTCAATCCTTATACATGCGACTATCGCATCAAGCCAGAACCCAAGTACCGCCCATTCAAGGACGCAGAAGAGTGTTGGCAAGAAATGTTAAGGCATAAGCCGTTTGGGTGGGTAAAGTATAGAAAAGCATTTATTTCCCTTATTACCCAAGTATCATTAAATTGTGTCTCAATCGGTAAAAATTATTACTTTAAAGAAGCAAGAGAAGTATTTACATTTGCCGATGGCACGCCCTTCGGCATAAAGGAGGAGGAATAGTTATGGATAAAAACGTTTGTGATAATACGTTAGTCTTTGGTAGCTGCTATATTAGAAGCTGTATTGAAGTGCCTTCTTTGACGGCAGGAAGGGCTAAATGGAAGGCTTTTTATAATAAGTTCCCTTGGCTTAAAGGTCAACCTTTCTATCTTAGACGTTCATGCTTCTGGGATGGAGGTGAAAGAAATTTGAAGGCAATAAAGATAAAACTTAAAAAGATATAGTTATGGCATGGTTAGCAGTAGATAAAGATGGTACAGAAAAGATTTTCAATGTAAACCCGTTCAGAGGAAATACACAGAAAGATAAAAATCATGTATGGGGTACATACGTTGGTGAAAATTACGAAAAGTGGTATCCTAAACATGATGGGCGTAATGAAGATACAGGTAATGCCTATTATCAAGGACATTCAATAGAATTGTCTAAAGGTAGTATTAAGAAGCTTATCGGACGAGAGCTTAACTGGATTGATGAACCTGTAAAACTTAAGGAGGAATAATCATGAAAGCAAGATTAGCAAAGAAGATAATTAAGGCGAGTGACTTCTATGGGCTTTATAGTCTGGAATGTAGAGGTATAAGACGCAAACGTTATCCTTATTGGTTTAGACGATGGGTCTTTCGTGCAGGTTGGATGTATGCCTCAAAGGGTACAAAAGTAAAACACCGTCGTGTCTTATACTGGTTAAAAAGCTATGACATGCGGCTTGATGAGGCTATTCTTCGTTTGCCGAAGTATACACAGTCCCTTTTGGATGCTATTGAAACAAAACGAATGGAAAGAAAAGTTGCACGAGAAAACAGGGCGTTGGAACGATTTATACAACAAGTGCTCGCCAAGCAAAGCAGTAAGGAAGGAGACAGTAATGGGAAGGCAGATTTTTCAATATCCAGTAAGATGGAGAGTCTATAAAGGCAATCTGTTAGACCGTGAAGCGAGTCGTGAGCTTACCGTGCTCTGCCAAAGGCGCATGGAAGAGGAAAAGAGGAAGAGGGAGTTTGTTCCTTATAGGACTTACTTCCGCTCCTCAATGTTTAATATTATAAAATGGAGACGACATGAAAATACGTATTGCAAAGAAAAAGCTTAAGAAGGTATTATCTGAAGCCTATCGTATAAACAAAAGGCGTGTTAAACTGACGAGGACGTATTTTGCTTTTAGAAGTGGATATGGTTATCGTTATCGCGACGGTAGTATTAATTATTACTTTATAAGAATACGAAAGAAAAAGAGAAAGAAACCAACAATTTTAACCAGGAGGAGTCTGCGTCGGTTCGTGGAAGATATGTTCAAGGCTGACGAAAGGGGATATGTGCCCGAGACTGAAACAATTAAAGAAGTATATCATCAACCGCCAAGAACACGTAGATGTCGTAGGACACATGGAAATGTCAATCATGGCAACATTGCAGATTGCCTTTATTGTGTTGAAAACCTGCGGAGTGATTAACTGGTCGTGGTGGGTAGTGCTCATACCGATTCTCCTTTTTGCAGTTATCAATATCGCTGCATATTTGTTCTTGTGGTGGGCAGAGAGCTACAAGAAGCGTAGACTCAAAAAGCTGTTTGGAACAACCAACCCTCTTGAAATCCGTATAAACCAAATACAGAAGCAGAGAGAAGAGTTAGAGCGTAAACGCAAGGAGAGAATGAAACAGATAATCATGGACAAGTAATAAGCAATCTATGGAGAAAAGAATTATCTACAGAACAGAGGTTTCTGTTAGCAACATGATGTTGGAAGCAGAAAAAGGGATGGAGATTTGCAGCGAGGAGGTAGAGGAGGTTTTTCTTGCGGGATATATATCCCATTACTCGCAAAGAAAGCTGTTTGGCTTAATCCAATTGCCCGACAAATACGTGTACAAAGTATATCCTCACCTAATTGTGCGTAATAAATACACTAATAACGTATACGTAAAATCACCAAGCTTCTTGAGCTTCGAAAGCAAGAAGAGACTCATGGAGGAGACACAGAACTTGGAGTCATGGCTGCGCAACAAGTGCAAGCAGTACAAGCAAAGCAAGCAGGATGAATAACGAAAAAGCGGATGGAGAGGGAAGCAAAACCCCTACTCCATCCGCTTTTTCGTTTATTATCAAGAGTTCACATACCACCAAATCTTGTCTGTTGGATGGTCGGTATCCTCGTCAAGCAGGAAGCTGCGTGCCAGCTCGCAAGACTTCTGTAGCAGCCGTGTGCGGTCGCGGAACCATGAACGTAGCGTTTCGATGTGGTTTGAGTACATGAGATTGACAGTCACACAAAAGTCCCAAAAATTGTAATCGTCGGGCAGGGTCGGTTGAATCTTGTCGTAAGCTGCCTTTATCTCCTCGTATGCAAAGAACGGAGCATAGCATTTGTGTGTGTCGTCAACGAAGTAATACATTCGTGCGATGGTTGCACGCGCATTGTCTTCCTTGAAATGGTGGTCGGAGTCGAGGAGGTAGAGCATTTTGTGTAGAGCAGACTCCATTTCCTCGTCTGTCATTCCGCATGTGTTATTGCGGATGCGTGAAGCTGCGCTATCGAAAGCGTCAGCAAGTAAGTTGCGTACATTCATAGTTATTTGGTTTTAGTGTTAGACGTTCTGTTTCGGAAGCAGCGGCATATCACCTGCACGAAGGCACAGACATACAGAGCCAAGGTCATGATTATGAGAATAAAATTGGCATCGTACATTTCGTTGGTTATGAACCATGATTCGTAAAATAGCCGTATGGCATTTGTGCCAATGAAGTAAACGAACGGTATGCGCCATATCCAACACAGTCGAAAGAAGTGGCTTGCAGGGAGCATGAAGACTACGGGGAAAACGTAAAGCATAAAATAAATGTAGGCGATGCACTCCTCGTTCTCGCGTATGTTGATAAGTATCTCGCGTGGATTGTCATGAAAGCTGTATACTCCATACATATGGCATAGCATGAGGAAGACAGGCACGTATCTTAGAGACTTCTCGTAGAAGAAGAAAATTGAACGGTTGAGTATTATGCTCACCCCTGCTGTTGTTTGTTTAGATAACTCTTTCATAAGCCTATTGTTTTATAAAAACGTAAAATTAGCAAAAATACTGATAAAGTGAAAGAGTTTACAAAGATTTTATAAACAAATGTACGTTTTCTTGACATATATCTATTAAAAAGTAAAAAAGGATGGGGAGATTATTTCTCCTCATCCTCTATCACTTTTCCGACAATCCATTTGTTGCCGTATTTCTTAATCCACATGTCGAGCCATTCGAGAGCCGAGAGCAGGTCTTTATTCTCGGTGGATGGTGCGCCTTGTTGGGTAGTGTATTCTCCATAGGACACATGCCAGAGATTTTCGGGAGTCTTGACAATGGTGAGTGGCGAGCGGTAGGTGGAGTGTGCGTCGTATGTGCGCAAGCTTTGTGGTAAATTTTTAAACATCCGGTGGTAACGGCGGTCGGGGTGTCCTTCCGCCTTGGCGTGTAGGTCGTGAGGCAGGGGGTCGCCTTCTCTCTCAAGCTTCTCCTCGACTGCCTTACGCACGAATGACGCTCTGTGTCCTCTCACGTTGTCAAGACGTTCGTATACTGCATCGTTCATCCAAAAGGTCATGCGCTTGGGAAATTTGGGGTCGGGCGACATGGCTGCTGCCTTGCGTTTTACGGATGGTCGTTTTGGCACATATCGCTCTATCTCCTGAATGTTGCCTTTGCTATCTCGCCTGTAAGCAAAAACAAGCGACTGCGTTATCTTGTTGTAGACCTCTGCCTTCTCGCTCTCGGGATAGTCAGCCATGAGCGACTTGACGATTGACTTGAGCTGCGTTTCGCCTTGATAGGCTATCTCTGTGCGGTCGAGTTCGAATAGGTCGTCGTAAATTACTATTATTGATTTCATAAGACTTCTTGTTTTAATGATGAAATAAAAACAGGCGAGTCATACGTGTGCTGACTCGCCCTTTGGTTGTTATGTCTGTTTAGCAGGCAAGTATCAAAGCTAATACAAATACTATCACTATGCACCATTCTTTTGCGTTCATCGTGGATTCCTCCTTTCTGTTTTGCAAAGTTAATGAAAATTCACGGTTATTCATTGATTTCGGGGGAAATATCCCCGATAGCCTTGATGTCTGAGACTGAATCATCCTCGGTGAAGAACTTGACCTTCATGTTATCGTCGATGTGCGCCATTGCTACGATTTCGCCTTTCTCGTCAGACACAAGGCAAATGTCTCCACGGACTTCCGACTGCTTGCGGAGATATTTTACGGTTGCGTCCTTTACTGCGAGTAAGTTAAACTCTTTTGTGATTGTCTCTCCCGACAAGGGGAAGTAGAATGTGAATTTCTGCTTTTTCATACTGCAATATCGTTAAATTGGTAATTGTTGTCATTAATGCAAATGAGAAAACGGTGGTCGTTTATCTCCATTACGAAATAGTAAGAGTCGTTATCATAATCAAACCTTGTTTGGCGTTTGCTGTGATTGTTGTGTTTGCCCAACGCCTTGTTGATAAGATTGCTGATACATTTCCATTTATCCTTTTGTCCTTTCGAATATAGGTAGTCTATCTCTATACGGCTATCGAATAAGGAGAAATTGACTTCGAGTAGCTGACATTCTTCTGTATAGCCAGCAAGCGTTAATTCATTTTCTTCATCATCCTTGCGTACGATGTAACCGTTGGGGAACAAGCGGCTGAGAATACGTTTCTTCTCAGCCGTGTTAAGCGTGCGAACACGCGATTTTACAATTTTGTCTCTTGTCATACCACTTGTCTGCTGTGCTCTCTTCTCTTCCAACATCTTCTTCTCCTTCTGCTCGGCTATCCATGCTTCGGCTCGGGTAATGGGGCCTTCGATTTGGTAGGATGGCTGCACGGTCATGCTCTTCTCAAGTTGCTCAAGACGGTTGAGGATGCGCTCCCGAAGGAGTGCGTCGTAACCGCTTGCAAGGATAAGGCAACCTTTGGGAGTGAGGGAGTAAAAGTTAATTTCCTTATAACCGCCTTTGGGTTGTAACTGCTTTCGGGATGACAATCCAAAATTGAATTCTGATACTCCTTGCTCCAACAGCTTGCGTATATCTCGCATAACGTGAGCGTGTTGCTTACCTGTAATCTCCGCTATTTCAAGCGAAGTCATACGGTTCTTGTCTGTAGAATCAGACAGTACCAAACTGCTCCCAAGGTCGGGAGTCTCAACTGATTTAATTTTGTCCATAATCTAAACTGCTAATTGTTTATTATTGTTCATGTACTGTTTTATAGTGTTCATGCTGCCGTTAACGAGATTAACAATACGGTCGTGGTAGATAGTGTACTTGTCACATGCTCCATAGCATTGCACGACTTTCATTTCTCTGAGGTCTACTTCCACAGTCTCGATACGCTTGTTGGCTATACGTGCTGAGAGAATGAGCGAGTTATGCTTTTCGTAATACTTGTTGGCGTATACACAATGGTGCATCGCTGTGCCTTCCTCGTAAAACTCCTGCACGGACTGTAGCACATGGCATGAGATTAGGTCGTCGCTAATGACCATGTCGAAGAAACGGCTGTGACCCTTGACGTATTCCTCGTCACAGGCAATCTCCTGCTTGATGCGTTTTAGCTCTGCATCCCTGCCAGCTGCTGCCTCGTTCTTGGCTCTAAGTGCCGTGGCTGCTTGCATCGCCCAATCGTGAGTGTGAAGCAGATTCTCTGGACACACAAAGTGTGGGTTACTGAGGTCGCAACCAATATATTTCATGTTTTGGAGCATATCGAAGTAGAGATTGTATGCCGTGTGTCCCTCGTTCATCGGCACATAGTTGTGACGGAACATAATGCGTATGGCTTGCATGTATTCCTTGTCAAGTATGTTGTTGGTAAGCATGTACTCGGCAAGTTCGTGACGCTGCTTAAGGATAGTCTCGGCAAACTTGTCTACGGACAGGAAACGATACCATTGCTTGCGCTCGTTGGTAGGTATAAGACTGTCGCAATACTTGTATGTGCCATTAACGGACTTGTCGTACATGTAGGAAAAGCCTACGTCGGTGAAGTGCAGCCATGATTTGCTGTATTGTGGGTTTTGACGTATCTCCATTGGAGAGGAAAGGAGAAAAGCGTCTACGTAATAATGGAAAGCTCGCTGACGTGCTATAAGTATCTGCTTTTCGCCTACCTTGTTCCAAAGTTGGAAGACTTCCCAAGTGCAGTAGGATATATCACGCTTGCCGTGACGGTCGATACGGAAGTAGCGAAGTACCTGCCAACCTTTGTAGGACTGGTTGATAACGGCATAGCAACGGTTGTACATATCCTCGTACTTGCAAGAGCCGTATGTGTTGCGGAGTAGGCGAGCGTTGTCACGCTTGCCTATCTCGCCTAACTTGTGTGAGAGGTTAACAACCTCTTGTTCTATCTTGTTGCGTGGTTTCATATTACATTCCTTCAAATAAATCAAGTTGTAGTGAATTGTCCGAGCCTTTCTTTGCCTTTTTCTTCGCCCTTTTATTCGCCTTTGACTCGGGGATTAGTACTGGCTGAGGCTTCACCTCCTGCTTTGGCTTCTCTGTCTTTGAAGTCTTTATCTCTGTTCTTGGCGTGTAATCCTTTGTGGGGTTAACGTCCTTCTCCTGATAGTAGTGGACTGCCATTTGCAAAACTTCATCATCCGATATTGCTGCACAACCGTTAACAGCTTGTTTTTGCGCCTGTTGTGTGATATAGCGGATGCAATCGTTCATAGACTTCTGCTCGTCCTCATAACGCTCGCGAAAGTTGGGGTCTTGGCTTGCCATTTCCCCTAACTTCGCTTCGAGATATTCCTGTGCTGTCATAATGCTTCTATTTTTTATTCTTACAAGTTCCTAAGCACTCCAAATTATAGCTGTCGAAATCATCAGCCGTTAGGATAACGTCTCCTGTGCGGTACATGTGATTCACGGTTGCCTTTGCTTCGTGCTCGTCATTTGCTTCAACTTCAACCCTTTTGCATAAGGTCTCGATTATCAATACTTCGTACTTTGCCATAGCTGTATATTTAAATTGTTAATAATTAGTTCCGTTGTCGGTGTCGCTCCGAAATGGTTTCTATCCCCAACGGATGATTGTATCATCGTGCGTAACAGACTGCTCTACCGTGTATCTTGCGCAACATTGATAGTACTTCACGCTTGATGATTCTGTTCTGTATCGTGCGTATATGTCTCTCAAGTTCCTTCTTGGTCCAAAACCGCATAGTCGATGGCTTTTTGTCCTGACTGCATTTGCAGCAAAACCACATCACTCCTCCATATACATCACTCAGTCCTACACAATAGGACGTGCCGTTGATTGTTACTTTCTCTTGCATTCTCCGAATAATTTAAGTTTGAGACTTGTCGCGTTGTCTATTTCCTCGTTGATAAATCCGCGTGTCAAAGGCGCAATATTCTTGCGCTTCAACTGCTTTTGTCTGCTGTCGATATACTCGCCTAATATCTGTCTTAGAAATAGCTGTTCTGCAATGGTTAATGTTATCATAATGTCTGCTTGGGCGTTAGCTTGGTGGGGCAACGCCCCACCTTATCTTCGGCTTATTCTTCTTCCGTAAACTCCTTCCAATGTCTCCCCACATAGATTCCTGCCACATAGGAGACGACTGCCAATGCTATAGTAAATTCAATCATGATTCGCCTCCTTTATTTATTCAACCATTCGGCAAACTTGATTGCTGACTGTTCATCAGCATAGTAATTAACTCTAACACCTGTCTCAGCATTGATAATGCTGTAGATAGTGCAACCGCATTCGGTTTCTTTTCTTACGATGTACTTTTCCATATCTGCAATAATTTAAAGTTAGTTCCGTGCCGGGTCTCGAACCCGATGTGCGCCTTATCGCTCACGGATGAAGGGATTATTGTTTCGGCTTTTCGTAGTAGCACGATACCTTGTAGCCATTCTTTATAAGAATCTTGAGTAGGGTTTGTGCGCTCTTATAGAAGAGATTCAGCTCGATGTTTACGACTTCGTCAGTAAACAACCGTTTCTTACTCTTGATGATGCTGTCACAATGCTTCTTGTCAGCAAAGAAGTTATACACGAGGTATCTTTCTTCTCCATCAAGTTCAAACTCGCTGATAAAGATAGCAAGGGCGTTGCCTGCGTAGATGTTTACATCGTAGGTTCTTTCTTTCTGCTTGGTGGTTATCTTACCCATCTTGTCAGACCATTTCCATTGTAATGCCATAATTGTATATTTCTTAGAAAATGTGTATTGCTGTTTCTCTCTTAGTTACTGCGTATAGCTTACCACTCTTGCCCTTCATCAACAGACCATTGAGACCGTTAATGCCTTTTGAGTAGCCTATTTTGTCGTACCACTCTGGGATAGCTGTTGTGCTGATAGCGTCCGTAACGTCGATTGCTGCACCTATCTTGACAAGCTCTTTGAGCTGTCTTGTTGTATACTTCTTCATAGCTGTTTATCTATATTGTTATTAATACTATAGCGTCCGTTTTTTCGCATTAAAGATAATTTTTGTTGACATTCCTTTTTTGTAGGAGCTGCGCATATTATACCTTTTTCATCGAACGCTCCCCAATTCCAAGGAGCGGGACGTTTTTTATAGATTACCTTCTTCATAGCTGTATAGTGTTAATGGTTATTGATGTTTGGCGAAGCCTTGGAGGGCAACGCCCTCCTTATCTTCTGTTATTTTTGATTTTTCCACAGTTCATAATCAGTCCAAGATTCAAAACCTATGTAGCCACCCACAACTGGGACTACTTTACTTGCATATGACATCGCATCTGTTGCCTTTCTGCGCCAATAACTATTGTGCTTTTCGCACTCAAAAAATCCTTGTCTCATAGCTGTATGTGTTTAAATTGTTATTGATGTTTGGCGAAGCCTTGGAGGGGCAACGCCCCTCCTTATCTTCAATTAGTCTTCCTTATCTTCCCAAAGCTCGTCAACTGCTGCGTCTATTGCTTGCGATAAGAGATAACAGCGAATCGCGACGTCAATACCCTCTGGGTCGTCTCTTTTCAGTTTTCCCCATGCTTCTTCTACTTCTGCGATTAGTTCGGAGTTGTGGCAAATGTTCTCTTCTGCTTCCCAAGCGTTAAATGTATAGCTACCGCTGCCGTTGCCTGTCACTCTGTCAACCGTCCAAAGTTCATCCTGTAGTTTATCTTTGAGTTCGTCGGCATTCTCATAGTCTGATAAGAACACGTTGTCGTTGATGTAGTCCTTTACATCTGCTGTCACTGCTGATAAATAATCGTACTTTTCCATAATCGTATGTTTTTATTGTTAATATTAATGTTGATGTAATCTCTTGATTACACTTGCAAAGTTAAGGTAAAATTATAATAGAAACAAGCTTTTGATAAAATATTACCTTTATTTTAACGTTAATAAATATAATTCTACCTTAAATTCACAGTTATTAATACAAATATTACTTTAATTATTGTATCTTTGCGGACTAAAACATTAAGGTAATATTATATGGCGTTCAAGCAGACCGATATTAAATTGCATATAAAAGAATATTTGTCTATGTCTTCTAAGGAATTTGCAGCGCAAATAGGAGTAACAGAAGTAACGGCAAGTAATCTCATAAACAACAAGACAACTCCAAGTATAGGCACGCTTTACAAGATAGCGAAAGTACTTGGCGTTTCTGTCGTACAACTCTTAGGAGAAGAAACGGAAGAAGCGAAGACCAACACGGACTTTGTAGCCTTCATCCGCTACAAGGGCATCCATTATACTGCCGACACCCTGGAAGAGTTCAATACAATCGTGGAAGAAATAAAAAGTATATCAAAATGAAGTGGAAAATATTAGGTATCGTATGCGCAATAGGATTCTTTGCGTATCTGTTCTTTATCTTTTGTGAAAGCGTACAAGACAATGGAATGTCGTACACATTTCTGACTATATTAAATTGGATTGGACATATATTACTGCTTGGGTTGTGTATATTCATCTTTTGGTATTTGTCCAAGACCCTAAGGAAGTCAAAAACATTAAGAAGAATATATAACAAGATAGGGGACATTGTAGAAAGGATTCCCGATTTTATATGTTATGTGGCATTTATAATAGGAATGATTATTTTTACAGGCTTTGTAGAATTATCTGGAATACATTCAAAGATTGATGAAATAGAAAAGAATATTACAAACTATATCGAATACGAAAAATTTGAATACAAACTGTATCATAATTTCTATAAATAATGGCGTTAGCTCCGCGAGGGGAAGGGCGTCAGCCCTTGGGGGCGGCACGCCCCCTTATCTTCCCCTTGTTCCTCTTTCCTTCTCCTCCAATAGGGTCAATCCTTCCCCATAGAGAGAAGACACCCTCATTAGTCTCTCGTTAGCTGGACAACAGTAAGGAGAGTAGAATAACCTGAGAATCCTCCAATTTGATTAGGCTGTAAGCGTGATTTGTGCGTTTGCAGCCTTTTTTCGTGCAAGCGATTGGCTTGTTTTGGTCTTTTGAGGTTGATTTTGCGTGTTTTTCCGCTTGATTAGGCGTTTTTACGAGATTTGACGAGTTTCCTTTTGTTCTCTTCTCTTCTTTCGAACAAAAATTTGTGCAAATATTGTCTTTCTCATGCGTACATCTTTATGTTCTTGACTGTTCATATTTTCCTTTAATATTTGCCTTTGTCTCAAAAATTACGGGGGTTAGACCGCTTTGACTGTTCAAAAAGTCGGTTTTTAGATAGAAAACGCCCGACAAAGGGATTGGTGGAAAAATGCAAATATTGTCTTTGGCCGAAATACGGTAAAATTTATTGGGTTTAGGTGTATCTTTGGGCGTTCTAAGTCGTTCTTTGGCTTGTTTTCATGGCTTCTCCTTCCTTCGGGATGGGTTCGGGATTCGTTCGGGACGTGGCATGAAGGCAGAGATTATACCACATGGGAGGAGACTTTATACCACATGGAGGTGGACTTTGCACCACAAAGGGCAGGATTTTGCACCACATGACTTGAAAATCGTATCAAATGACCAACAAATTGGGCATGTGACCCTTGTGGGGTCCGAACCCAAGGAGATATAAGACTGAAAATCAATCGGTTATGCGTGTGGCATGGAAGAAAGTAGCACAAGGGTAATACTTTTTTGGTGATTGGACGTGACTCCGTGGCTGTTGGCAGGTGGAATGTGGAGGATGATTGGATGTGACGAGGTGGAGAGCTGCCATGAGGATGCAGGTGGATGATGATAGGAGCGACGAGGAGCGATGTGGGAGACGAGGCAGGGACAGCAGGGGACAGGCACAGACGAACCCAAACCCCCACCCCCCTTAGGTACTGGATGCAAATTATAGTAGATAAAAGCATAGGTGTAAATGTTGCTCTGCCAGGAAAAGGTACTACCGGGAAAGGAGGTCATTGTCATATTCCCCACGAAAAAGGTACTCCGACAAAAGGAGGTATTGCTTGCACCCTACCCCTTAGGTACTCCGTGAAAGGAGGTCGGTTGTGGTTATAGGACTTGATAATTTCTACTATCGTAGATTTGAACATTAAAACTTGCAAGATATGTTTGAGATTGGAAAGAAGTTTAGGTTGCCGTTAGGCGTTAGTGAGGTTTCGGGCGCGAAGAATCCGATGATTGGGTTGCTGAGTGCTGCGAGCCTTGGTTTGAGTATTGGCAGTTCGCTGTTCGGCGGTTTTAAGGCTCGTAAGGCTGCAAAGAGGGCTTTGCGTGAGAATCAATACCGCATGAATGCTGAAAAGGCTTGGTATGACAAGGAGTATAACACGGACTACTTGGACACCAAGGCAGGACAGAACTTGATGCGCAAGGCTCAGGAGGTGCAGGATAGTTATATTCGCAAAGCTGATGGTGCGGCTGCGGTTGGTGGCGGTACGGCTGCGAGTACGGCAATGGCAAAGGAGGCTGCCAATAGGGCTATGGGCAATACTGTGGCTAATATTGGGGCGAATGACACGGCTCGTAAGGCGAGCGTTTCGGATCAGCACATGCGTAACGAGAGCAATCTTTCTCAGCAGAGGGAGGCTATCTACAATCAGCAGGCTCAGAATGTGAGCAATGCGGCTCAGAATATGAGTAATGCGATGGCTGCTGCAGCTCCTGGTTTGGATGGTGCTCCTAAGGCTCCAGAAGCTGGAAAGATTGATGTAGGTAGTGCTGAGGCTAAAGCTGCAAGCGGCGGTTCTCTTGTCCCGAATGTTAACGAGGCAGAGGTACTGTATAGCAAATACAGCAATAAGCTGAAGAACGTGACTGGTGTTTAATCGTATATTTTTTATTTTTCAAATTAAAATTATTGCTCAACATGAAGAAATTTAAGAACAGAAAGAATTTTAAGAACATTAAGAACGTGAATAATACGGTCAAGAACAACGCCAATATGGATGGCTTTGAGGAGCTTGTCAAGGCGGCAAAGGAGTTCAATGGAGCTTTGGACGACGAGGTGGCAAACCGAGAGTACGAGCGCAAGAAGCTTGCTGAGGCGTTCGAAAAGAAGGCATCGAATGATGCAAAGGCGAAGGAAATCAAGGAGATTATGGAGACGGCAACGGCGACCATGCGGACCATTGAAGACATCATCAACGGTAAGATTGACGAGCAGCGCAAGAAGTCAAAATTTTTTCTCAAGCCATATTGTTTGGAACGTGAAGATTTTTTGACATATAAGGTCGAAAAGTCAAAGAAGAACAAGCCTGCGTCTGAGGTTGAGTCGTTGAAGGCCGAGCTGGAGAACTTGAACGCTCACTTCAAGGGTGTGTGTGCCGAGCGTGACAATCTTGCCGCTTGCCTGAAGTCGTGCGAGAAAGACCTTAAGCAGAAGCAGGACGAGGCGGTTATCATGAGACAGGAGGCAGTTTTCCAGTTCAAGCGCGCCGAGAAGGCTGAGGCTTTCATCAAGCAGATTGACGGGGCTTGTGACCTTATAAAGAAACATATTGCGGCTTATGGTTCAAAGAAGAAATCCAAGTAATCCGGCTGAACCTGCTCCGTTAGTGCAACAAGCTGCGGGGCAGGTGCCTGTGCAGGGGAATGTTGGACAGCCTCAGCAGGTTGTTCAACAAGCTCCTCAGCAGCAGAATGTGGTGCAGCCTGGGCAGGTGGTGGTGCAGCAGCCTGCTAATGTGTTTGGGCAAAATGGTGGTGCTCCTGCTTGGACTACTCCCATCAAGACAACTTCCGACGGAACGCTTAACGGTAAGCCATTGGGCGTTGGCGGTAGTACCGAGCATGTGCAGCCTCTTCCAAACAACGAGACTCCTGTGTTTCAGAAGGACGACACTCAAAAGGATGGCGGTTTCTTCGGATGGCTTGGCGGTCTTGCCAAGAAGCAACCGGGCAGACGTGAGGGAGAAACCGACGAAGAGTATGACGAGCGCATGACAAGGAACAATATGCGCATTGCCACTCTTGCGGACGCTATCCGACACATGGGCAATATCTACAATACGATGAAGGGCGGTCCTTCTCAGCAGTTCAACAGCCCTGCGGCTGTGTATGAACAGCAGATGCAGCAACGCAAGGCAGAAAGAAAGTCGAAATTGGCGGCAGCAGCAGAGAGTGCATATAAGGATGCACAGTTGCAGCTCAAGATGGATGCAGCCAACACGGACAAGGCTTACAAGGCGATGAACCTTGAGCTGAAAAAGGATGCTGGCAGACGTGCGGACGAAAGTGCTAAGGCTATGAATGAATACCGCAAGGGAATGCTTGGCATCCAAGAGGGCAACCTTAAGCTTTCGGAAAAGAGACTCGGGGAAACTATGCGACACAACAGAGCTTCGGAAGGTCTTAGCGCAAGCAGACTTGCTTTATCGAGAGCCAAGGCAAATGGCGGATCTAAAGGAAGCGGCAAGGGTCTCGGTTCTGTAACCAACCTTTCTACTCCATACGGACACTTAAACCGCAAAAAGGACCTTAATACCATTGAGAAGAGACAGATTTTGGACTTTTTGTTTAAAAATGGATTTATTACCGATGCAGCTGCAAAAAAATACACAAATGCTGTTGATGAACGAGAGCGTGGCGCAATACTTAACGGTTGGATAGGTTGGGCAGCTAACGCAAAGGGAACAAGAGCAGGAAAATTCAGAAAGATGCTTATAGACCACTACGGATATTCTCCTACAAATACCGTTGGCGGTGGCAAAGCTCCAGCTGCTCCTGCAAAGAGCAAGAACAACGCCAAGCCAAAGAAAGGCGGTTGGGCGTCGGGTTTTAAACTTTAATTTGAAAAATATATGGCAATAGATAGAAGTAAGTTGCAGAGGATGTACAAGCTTATGGCTGACAACGGCTATACCCAGGACTATAATACATTCGAGAAGAAGTTTACTGGTGACAGCAATTATGCCAACAGAAAGGCTGTGTACGACCTGTTCACAAAGAATGGTGCTGACTTGGGAGGCTCGTATGAGGAGTTTATGCGCAAGTTGCAGAAGCCAGTGGTAAGAGAAAAGAGAAAAGTGAAGAGTGAAAAATCCAATGGCTCGGCACTTGGACGCGCTCAGGAAATGGTGGCGCAACAGAAATGGGGCGGCTATGGTGGTGCTGTGACTCCAATGCAGAATGACAGCGAGCTTGTGCGCGGATTGAAGAATGCGGACGCGGCACAGAGGTTGCAGGCTCCCGTGAGCTATACAAAGCCGGGTGCTGTGAAACAGATGGTGAAGCAGACAAGGGAGAGACAGCATGTCGTGGGGCAGAATGTGGAGCAGGCAGGACGTAGAACCATGCAGCCATTACGTGAAGAAGAGAAGAAAAACAGAACACCCGTTGTTGATACTGGCAACAAGAATCTGAACCAGTATGTGGTGAACACGCAGGGACAGATGGAGCGTCAGATGATGGACAGCGGACGTGAGATTGCAGGTGAGCATCTTGGAGACTATATCTCCAACAATATCCGCAACGAGTTTGACGCTGCTGCCAAGAGAGGACTGGAGGCTGAGTCAGCCTTGAGCAAGGCTTCACCATTCGCCTCTATGGTAGCTGGCAAGGCTTACAACGATGCGCTTGACCCCGATATGCTTATAAAGAATCTCTCCAAGAAAGCGGAGAGCGATATGGCAAACATTCTCTCAGACCCGAAAGTGCTTGAGGATATTGGCGTTAAGGCGGCTGCTTATGGTGTTGACCCAGAGGAATATGTAAACAAGATATTCGCTCCTGGCTTGCAAGCAAAGATAGCCGAGGAGTTTGAGAAGAGCGAGCTGAGCCGTAATATGCCTAAGAGTACGGCAGAATACATCATCCGCGGTGTTAATGACTCGATGATTGGTACTATCTTGTCAATGAGCATGATGTCAAAGAAGCAGAGACAGTATGCTCAGCAAGGAATGGCAATGACCGATAACGGCGAGAATCCTGATGTTAACCCGAATATGGGCGCAAGAGTGTCACGCGGAACATTGAGCTTTGTTGCTGATACTCATGTATTTGGTGCTGCTGGAAAGGCAGGTGCTGCTGTTGCAGGAAAGGTATTCGGCAATGGAGTGGCACAGATGGCGAGAGTGGCAAATTCTTCTTTGGGTGGACGTATTGCTCGTATGGCAGGTTCGGGAATGGTGAGCCAAGGCGTTACTGGTGTGCTTTACGGTTCGACGAATGCGGCTGTACAGAACTACTCTACTGGCGACGACACTTCTATTGGCAATACCGTGAAGCTTATGACTATGGGCGGCGTTTCGGAAGGCGCAAGTTGGGCCACTATGGGTGGCATTGGCGGTGCTGTTGGAGGAAGCCTGTATAATGTGAGTGGTTTTAAGCGCATTCCTGCCAAGGTGTTCCAGATAGCGATGGAAGGCGTTGGTATGCACATGGGTGGTAATGTTGCCAAGATGATAGAGGGGCATGATACCGACTGGCTGAGCGTAGAGGGAAACCTTGAGGCTTGTGCCAATGTTGTAGCCTTAAAGCTGACACATGCAAGACTGCCTAAGCGTTATGCGAAGGACGGCAAGAAGGAAAGCTATCTTGGCATGGTGGCGAGAAATCTTTATAATCTTACTGTCTCGGACAGACAGAGAACTGCCCTTGGTGGATATACTTTCACCAATGAGGAGAAAGAACAGCTGTTCGGGAGCGCGAATGCGCCAAGGAGAAAAGAATATACCTACGGATATGATAAGTATGACGTGCCTTTGACAAGAAGTGAAAATCTTGTTGATTGGGCATTGAGAACCAAGAATACAACAGCCAAAGGAAAGGGCGAGGAATCTTATAAGGGCACGGACGCTGAGTTTGTGAAGACTGCCTATGACGAGATAATGGCTGACAATACAATACCTTGGGACACAAAGGCCAAATTTTCTGCTTTGGTTATGGGAACGGTTCCTTCGGCACGTCCGATGATGGACCATATAGCGATAGAGCGTGACGAAAGAGGAGCGTATGTGGGTGAATATAGCCTTTATGGAGAGTTGCTCTCAAAGAACCGCTATAAGACAGCCGACGAATACGTTTCAATCAAATACAATCTTGGGGCGAAGAAAGAAAACCAACGTTTGAGTAATGCCTATGGTGCAGCTCAGATAAAGGACGAGAAGGCGGCACAAGAAACATTGGAGACTGTAGCTGAGACGTTTGGCTTTACTGCTGAACAGTTGAAGGCAGCTATGGACAAAGACCCGTTGAAGCGCAGCGAGGAGGAACAGAACGCTTGTGTGGCTCTGAGAAAGGCTTATGAGGGAGAGCAGTTCCCGGAAGGAACGTTGCATCCCGACCAGTCGCAGACAGAGGGCAAGGACGTGGTTGAGGAGAATAACCTTGGCACGGAGAATCCTAACAACGAGGCTGTGGCTGAGGTGCTGAACAACATGAATAATGCCGAAAAGGCGTTTAATGCAGCCTTGGAAAGCAACGATGTGTTGAAGCAGGAGTATGAGAGACTGGCAAAGGAGGGGCTTTCGGAACCTCAGATATACATGGAGCTGTTTAATTCGGGACTGACGCAGGAACAGCTTGCGCCTTTTGCCGACTACATCAACGCCAAGGCTAAGGCTGTGGGCATGTATCGCGGAACTGAACAGAAGATTGCTGAGACCGTGCAGAAGCATGTGGAGCAATGGAGCTACAAGGGCGAGCTGAACGGCGAGAAGCAGGATGGCGGTCAGATGGTGTTCGTGAAGGACAACAAGGGCAGACTGCTGATTGTTGGAGCTGGCGATGTTGCCTTTGATAATGATGGCAGAGCGAGAGAAAGCGTTGGCGACATGATTAGCGTGCTTGATGCGGAGAAGGGAGAAATGGACTTCGTAAGCGTTAAGGACGTGAAACTGGAGCGAACTGTGGCAAGCGAGGAGTATGCAAAGGAATACCAGGAACTGTTGGAGGTTAAGAACTCTGAGGTTTATGCTCAGAATGAGCAGCAAAAGCAGATGGAGAATGCGGCAGGTGGTGTGGCACCTGAAGGTGGAAAGCCGGAACAGCCGATAACTGAGCAGGGCAACGCAGAGACTACCGTGCAGACTGGCGAGACAAACAAGCCTGTGCCTACATTTGCCGATGGCTCACCTGTGCCAATGACAAAGGATTCGAAGGGCCGCGAGACCGCTGACTACTCGATGATGACTCCAGAGCAGGGAGCCGAGTGGATAGAAAAGACATTCGGAGAGGATGCTGAGGCTGTGGCAGACGGTAAGATTGAGCGAGCCAAGAAGGATTTGAGCAAAGCCGAGAAGATGGATATAGACATGACCGCTGACGATGTGGACGTGCTGGAGGCTAAGGCTAAGAAGAAGGCTGCTATTGAAGCTGCCCAAAAGGAGCTTGAACTTTACACCAACATCAAGAAGGCGATGGTGGAGAAGAAGGTGAAGGCTACGATGGAGGCAGAAACAAAACCTTCTGAGGAAGACGTGAGCCTCAGCAAGCCGAGAGAGAAGTTTGAAAACGGCACGCGCATTGTGGGCAACAAGCGCACACGCACTCTGCCAGACGGTAGTAAGATTAAGGGCCACTATGAACTGGTGGAGGCTGACAGCCTTACTCCTTCGCATAACGCCAACGATGGATATAAGAAGAGCGAGGGTTTCCCCGTAAACGAGGAAGGACGCACCATCAACGACCGTGACTATGAGAACGACAAGGACGCTCAGAGAGTGACGGACATGATAGCAAAGAACTACGACGGACAGGCAGTAGACCAAGTGCCAGTAGTGACAACGGACGGTATCGTGGTTGACGGTAACGGCAGAACTATGGCAGGACAGAAAGCAGCCAAGGACGGAACTGACGGAGCTTACCTTGAGGCGTTGAAGGAGAATGCCGAAAACTACGGCTTCACGGCAGAGCAGATAGAGCAGAGCGGAATGGAACATCCAAGACTTGTGCTTGTGAGCGACGACCCCCTCCCCTATGACACGGCAACATTCGCCAAGTTCAACAAGAACGAGAAGAAGACGCAGGGCAACACTCAGCAGACAGTTGCCATCTCGAAGAAGCTTGGAGGCGACGAGATTAGTGCCATTGCAGCCGAGATAGAAGGAAGTGGCAGTCTTGACGCATTCTTTAACAATCCTACTGCAATAAACTCGTTGCTAAAGCGTTTAATTGATAAGGGCGTTATTGGCTTGAACGAGGTAGCCGGATTGCGCGAGGGCGAGAACAAGCTTTCGGCTTCGGGCAAGGACTTTGTGAGAAACCTTCTGTTGGGCAGCGTGTTCTCGGAGGACACTATCAGAATGATGGGTGCAGACGCAGGTTTGAAGTCGAAGGCTCTGAATGGTATACGTGCCGTGCTTGACAACATGAAGCTTGGCGACTATGCCCTTAGAGGCGAGATTGACAAGGCTGCGCAGTTGGTATATGAGGCACGTCAGCAAGGTGGTGACGTTGATGCCTATTTGCGCACTCCTGCCATGTTTGGCGAGAATGCGGCAGACAGATACGACCCAATATCACAGGCTATAGCTCTTGCGCTTGACGGCAAGGCTGAGGACTTCCGCGATTTGATGATGGCATACAACCGCAATGCGGCACATTATGCCGACGCTAATCAGTTGGACGTGTTCGGCGACCGACCTACAAAGGAGGAGTTCATTAACGAATTTTTGAAACTTAGAAACTGGAAGAACTATGAAACAAGACGTTCAGAAAATGAAGGAAATGGCGATGTTGGCGGCACTCAAGGAAGTGAACCAGAAACGTCAGGAGGAAATGAACAGACAGAAGGAGAAGGAGTAACGCCTACTGGTGCAGGCGCGGGTTCGCCTATGGACCCAGACAGATTTGACCGAGCTGTTGAGCAGCTAAAGACTGCCAAGGGTGAGGAGCGTGAACGTATACTCGACCAAATGGAAGAGTATGTGAATGAGTTTGCCGAGAGCAATGGATATGACAAGCCAGTTGTGCTGAGAACGAAGAAGGACTTGGCGGATGCGGCGAAAGACCCAGACGAAAAAGCCTACATTGAAAATATGCAGGAAGGAACACATTATCCTGGATATTACGAGGATGGGCAAATTCATATCTATCTTGAAGGCAGTACTGGTTCAAATGAGTTACGCGAAACATTTGAACATGAATCTGTCCATGCCGATAATGACGCAGACCCTTCAAGGGTTGAGGCTCTTGTGTATTCAATAACAGACATGAATAGTCTCACAAGAAGAGATTTGGAAAGTGTTATTGAAGAGTTGGCGCAGACTACTCATTATACGGATACCGCTTCTAAAATGCCAGAAATAGAAGCTTTACACATGTTGTCCGATGAAGCATTGGCTCATCTTGTCACTTATGCTCAGGAACATGGCATAGAAGCAATGTCAGAAATTACTGACAATCCCACATTATTAAATTTAGCTGAAAAAGCATTTAAAGAACGAGAAAATGACAGAAGAAGAAAAGAAGGACTTGGTTCACGTGGAAATACGGAACAAGGGGAGAATATCGATGCTGTACCTGCCAAGAAAGACAGCGGAACTCATGACGAAAATACAGAAGGAGAATCCGGAAATGTCGGATTGGGCAGCATTGGCGAAAGCACAAGAGCAAATGAAGAACAGCGAGAAGTAGACGGAACACCACATACAAACGCTAATCAAGACCCGCTTGTAAGAACGACTAAAGAGTCGTTAGAGAAGAACAAGGCGGAGTATCTTAAAGCCTTGAAAGAAGGTAAGACGGGCAAGGACCTTGAAAATGCGGAGTTGCATTACAAGTTTTCTTTCTTGGATTACCAAAATGTAATGGGCGTAACAGACGCTGAATCGCTTGAAAAGTTATGGAAGAGGGAGTTTGAATCGGCAAAGGATTCGGGTGAGGACCAGCTTTCAATCCTTCCTAAGAAAGAAGAGAAAGCGTTTGACCCGATTGGTAAGGCTGCGGAGAACTACAAGAAAGACCATCCTTTGACTGAGGGTGAGATTAGGAGTAGCGATGTGGACGACATTGCCAAGGATATGGCGGTGGATTATCTGAATGGCGAGGTGACGGATGATTTGCATCGTGCCGTTTATGAGAGCATCTATGAAAAGGTGAAGGATGCGAAGATGAAAAACGCCACTAAGCAAGCGGACAATAAAATAGAAACTACCGAAACTCATAAGGAGGAAGCCTCAGCAAGCCCTATTGAGGGAATAAAGAACGCTGCCGAGAAGTTTGCTAAAGAGAAAGAGGCTGCTGCAGAAGCTATGGGCGAAGTGAAGAAGCCTCAACAAAAGGCAGACGATGCAGCTGTGGAAGCGTCGAACAAGAAGGTTAACGACCTTTGGAACGACTTGCTGAAAGCAGGCAAAGAAGATTTGTCGGCATCGTTCATCGGACTTAACGCAAGACAGCTTGAGGTGTTGCCTAAGCTTGTGAGCGCAATGGCAGAGAACGCTTACCTAAGAATAAAGAGAGGTATGCACAATCTTGAAGACGTGGTGAAGGAAATGCGCAAGGAGTTTGCTCCAGCAGCCCAGGTGTTCAAGAAGGAAGATGTGGATGCCATCTACGAGCAGATGATGAACATTCGCTATCGTGACGGTGAGCAGCGCATGAGTTTGAAGGAATGGGCAGACTACTACGAGAAGAGTTCGCCTAAGCATCAGGAGAATCTGGTGGGCGACTCAAAGGAAGCAGAGGATAGAAAGGTAAGCGAGAAGAAATTTATAGATGCCGTGAAGCTTCAACTGGCTTTCGGTCGCAAGATCAAGAGCATCATAGAACTGAGAAAGATTGCAGAGAGACATGGCTTGAAGGACATTAAGGATACAGACCTTCAGGAACTTGCAGAAACTGCCATTGTGATGAAAGCAAGAGGTATCGCTTCTTCTGAATCAACCAACGATGCCGTGAAGTTTGAACGCATCAAGAAACTCTACGAGAATCAGCCGAGCCTTAATCAGCGTGACTCAGAGAGAGTGATGAAGCAGCAGTATTCCACACCTGCCCCTTACGCATTCCTTGCAGACATGTACGTGAAGGCAGGAATTGAAGTAAAGAGCGCATTGGAGCCAAGCGCCGGAAACGGAATGCTGACAATAGGCTTGCCTAAGGATGCTGTACATGTGAACGACATCGACGCACAGCGACTTGCCAACTTGCAGAGACAAGGCTTCAAGAACGTAACAAGCCAAGACGGAACACAGCCGTTTGCGGACAAGGACGTAGACGTGGTTGTGACAAACCCACCATTTGGAAGTGCCACACCAAGGGATTATGACGGTTATACTATCTCTTCATTGGAGGGACAGATGGCTATCAATGCCTTGGAGAGCATGAAAGACAACGGTCGTGCAGCCATCATCATCGGCGGCAAGACGGAATACGCCAAGAACGGAAGTCTTAATCCCAAGGATAAGGCTTTCCTTGGTTATCTCTACAGCCACTATAATGTGGAGGACGTGATAAACGTGGATGGAAGCCTGTACGCAAAGCAGGGCACAACATACCCGACACGCATTATATTGATTAACGGACGACGCTTTGACGAGAATGCCTATCCGCCAGTTAAGGACAAGGCAAGATCGGAAGCCGTGAAGAGTTATGACGAACTTTATAAAAGAATAAACGATGATATACTACGAAGTGGAAGGATGGATTCTCCCGTCGGAAAAGGAGGAGAAGACGCTAACGCAAAGCCTAATAGACCGAGCGTTGCTGACGCTAATGAAGAGGGAGTACGAGCAGGAGGAAACGGAGGAGGCGAACAAAAGCCTTCAGTTCGTACTGGAGGAGTACATGACAAGACTGCCGAACCAGTTTCCGACAATGTATTGGGGACAGAAGGAGGAACCAAGCCAGGAGAAAATGGAGGACTTCCTGATGGAACTACTGGAGCAAACGGAGCAGGGGCAGATGTTACTCAGAGCGAGGGGGCAGGAAATAACCCCAATTCCGAAGGACGAGTATTGGGATCAGGAGGAAATGGACGGCCTAACACTCAGCCAAATGCTGATGGAGCTACCAACACCGGGAGCGGAGGGAGACCACGGGGACAACTGGAGCGGGTGGACAGACCCGTACGTGGACTAAGTGCCGAAAAGGTTGCTTATACGCCAAGAAGTGAAAACCCGTTCACTCTTAAAGCCGTTATGCCAGCCGGCCAACAAGAGGCAGTTAATAAGAACCTCGAAAAACTGGGTGATGCAGACCAATTCTTGGTTGACGAACTGGGCTACAACGATAAAGCAGACCTATACGCACATCTTGCAGCAGAGCAAGTAGACTCAGTAGCCCTTGCATTGCAACAGGCAAAGAAGGGCAACTCTTTTATCATCGGTGACATGACAGGTGTCGGCAAGGGTAGACAGGCAGCTTCGCTTATCAGATACGCCAAGAAACAAGGACAAGTGCCAGTATATTTCACAAAGACAGCAGGTTTGCTGAGTTACGTATATCGTGACTTGGTAGACATAGGTAGCAAAGAATTGAGACCGTTTGTATTTGGAAGCGCAAAAGAAGCTGCCATTACAGACGCTGACGGAAACGTAGTATTTGCCTTGCCTTCAAAGAGTGAAGTAAAGCGCGTGCTTGACTATATAGAAAAGAACGGAGAGCTGCCAAAGGAGTATGACTACGTTCTGACGACATACAGCCAAGTAAGCAACGGAGTATATGAGTTTGACGAGAATGGCAACCGTAAGGAAAGGAAATTAGCCAAAGGCAAAAAGTTTGGTGCAGCAGCAATCAGCGGACAAGCCCGACGTGACGCTATAGAAAAGCTCATGAAGAACGGCTATCTGATATTGGACGAGAGCCATACAGCAGGAGGTGACAGCGGTCAAGGCAACTACTTCCAGCACATCATTCAGAAGGCAAAGAACGTGACCTTCTTCTCTGCAACCTTCGCAAAGCGTCCCGACAACATGCCAATCTACGCGCTAAGAACGGCAATGAACCAGGGAGGAATGAAAGCATCCGACTTGATAGACGCCGTGAAGCGTGGAGGAGCCACACTACAGGAAATCATGAGTCAGGCGCTGACCCAATGCGGACAGATGATACGTCGCGAGCGAGACATGACAGGCGTGACTATTGACTGGAAAGCCATTGACGACCCCGAAGTTGTTGCCGAACAGCGCGAGCAGTATGACAGCATCATCGGTCTGTTCAACGACATCATCAACTTCCAAAGAACCTATGTAAGCGCATACGTAGACAGACGTAATGAAGAACTTGCAGAGGTGCAGTCGTCGATGGGCATAAAGCGTGGCACAGAAGCCTTGGGAATAAAGAACCAACCGTTTGCAAGCAAGGCATTCAATACTGTGCAACAAGTGCTTCTCTCGCTTAAAGCAAAGTCGGCAGCAGAAAGAGCTATTGACTACTTGAAGCAAGGCATGAAGCCTGTGATAGCGTTGAACAACACCAACGAGTCTCAGACAGGCAATCTTGCGCTTGGCGAAGAAATGGACGCTCCCGACTTGGGAACATCGCTAAAAAAAGGACTTGAAGGTACGCTTCGCTTTACAAGCAAGAACGCTAAAGACGAAAGCGAAAGCGGATATATCAATCTGAAAGACTTGGGTGCAGATGCCGTTGAAGCATACCATGCTCTTGAAGAAAAGATAAGAAAGACAAGTACCGGACTATCACTCTCGCCTATCGACGTTATCAAGAATGAATTGACGAAGGCAGGATATAAGGTAGGCGAGTTGACTGGCAGACAGACAGAGTTTGCGTATAACGAGAACGGCACGGTAACAAAGGTGAAGCGTGCGGACACAGACAAGAAGAAACTTGCGAGAGAGTTTAACGACGGACAGATAGACGCGCTAATCTTGAACAAGAGTGCGGCAACTGGTATATCACTCCATGCTTCAAGCAAATATGCCGACCAGAGAAAACGAGTAATGATTGTTGCCCAGCAGCAGCTTGACGTGAACGATGAGGTGCAGATGCGTGGACGTATAGACAGAACTGGACAGGTGGCAAGAGGCGCATACGAATACGTTGTGTCGCTTATCCCGGCAGAGCAGCGACTGTTGATGATGCTCAAGGCAAAGCTGAAATCATTGGACGCAAACACCACTTCTTCACAGAAGAGCAAGTTCAACGAAATGGAGGTAGCCGACATTACCAATAAGTACGGCGACAAGGTAGTGAAGGAATACATGTCAGAACACCTTGACTTGTATGCACGTATGGCAGACCCATTCGGATGGGAGAAGTCTTATGGAGCAGACTTATCAACAGTAGACCCGCAGAAACTGGTAGCTTCTTCTGACGGCATGAATAGTGAGGCTGGAGGCGACGCTAACAAGTTGCTTGGCCGTATGGCTTTGCTGAAAGTGAAAGAGCAAGAGAAGATGTTGCAAGAGATAGGCGACCTTTATGCAGCCGAGATACAACGTCTGAACGAAATGGGCGAAAACGACTTGGAGATAACAGAGTTGCCTTTGAAAGCTAAGACCTTAGACAGGATTATTTGGAAGGAAGGTACAGAGCCAGGCGGCGACAATGCCTTTGCCGACAATACTTATATAGAGAAGGTGAATATGGCTGTACTGAAAAAGCCGATGAAAGCCGAGGAGGTAAAGAAAGCTCAGGACGGACTCACGGGCGGCAAGTCGTGGGACGAATACCGCAAGGATAAGCTAACCGCTGCAAAAGAATACTTTGACAAGAAGATAGCCGAAGCTACTCAGAAATACGAGGAGCGTGCCGTTAAGGCTGCAACAAAGGTAAAGGAGAAGTATATCAAGGAAGCAAAGAAGGGTCAGAAAGAAACTGGCGTGAGCGACGAGCAGATTGAAAAGACTGCTGGCTATCAGTACGAAAACGCCTATAACGATGAGAAGACTAAGCTTGACGAAGTGGTGAAGAACCTCAAAGCGAAGTATGGCGTATTTGAGCGTGCGCTTGAAACATTCAACACAGAAGACGCATTTGTACTGCCAACAGACATGAACAATCCCGCTGAGTTGAGCGGATTCGGCAACAGCTATGGCAGACTGATAGACATAAAGATAACTGACAACTTCTCGCCAAACGCCTCAACAATATCGTTCGCCACATTGGACGGACGAAGAAAGATAACATTCCCTATAAACGGAAAAGCAGGACTCGGAATCGACAAGGTTGATGTTATAGGAATTATTGACAGGCAGACAAGGCAGGCATCGTCGTTGGGTGACAAGAATCTACGTGTATTGAGTATGGATGCCTCCAACTGGGACAAGCTGACAAGCAACGAGAGCCGTAAGGACGGATATATCATTACCGGAAACTTGCTGCAAGGCTTGATTGACACCAAGGCAGAGTTCTTGGGTGCTCAGTTAGTGAAATATACAACAGATACAGGTGAAGTCAAAACTGGTATTTTGTTATCTGGTAATGTAAAACTGAAAAACCTTGCCAACGAGAAGCCTATAAATAGCGTAGCTGAAAAATTTGAATTGCCATCGAACAAAGGTGGCATAACAGAAATTACTTCTTCGGACGGAGACGTGAAGATAGCGCAAGGTTTCGACTACATAAAAATGACACGAAACTATACTATTCGTGTCCCGAAGAGCAACAAGAAGGGAGGCAAGTATTTCCTTGATAAGGAGCTGCTGAAAATGGTAGATGGCGGTAACTTTGAGACAAGAGGAAACACGATGCTTGCCGAGGTAAAGGAAGAAAAGCTAAAGGATGTACTTGACAGACTTTCGGAGCTTGGAGTAAAGGTAAAGGAAGAAAGCAAGGTGCATTACCGCATGGAGCTTGGCAACACCTTCTCAGACAGTAAGGAACACTTTGACGCTGTGAGAGACAGAGCTGTGGAGGAGAAAGGAATTGTTATACCTAATCTGAACAATGAGAAGGTGAAGGTGGTAGAGGTTGAGAAATCTCCCTTTGGTGACAATATTGAAACTTCTTTAAAAAATGCCAAAGAATGGGCAAAAGAAAACCTTGTAACAACGGGAAAGACAGAAATGCCTATTATGCGCGATGGTACATCTTATACAATCAGCAAAAGGGCTGTTGAAAAATATCTTTCAGAAAGTGCTGTTCGTAAAAGTGAGAATCTTGACATTCATCTTTCGGTACTTCCCAAACTTACAGATGTTGTCCATGAGAGCATTGAAGCAGAGATACACCCGGATTACAAAAAGGGTGAAGACGGAATACGTGGTATTGAGAATGGATATGGTGAAGGTATTTTAGTACATAGACTTTATGGCGCAGTAGAACTGGACGGTAAGATGTATCGTGTTAAGACTACTATGCAAGAGTTCAGAGGTGGGGAAGAAAACAAACCTCATAGCTATGAGGTAACAAAAATAGAGCTGCTTGACTCCCCTGGAAAGCGAGAAAATCCCGACAGACCACCTTTGGTTTCATCAAACAACTCTAAAAATATAACGTCGGAAGGTTCCGAGAAAGCGAACGAATCCGACAGTCTCCCTTTGAACAGTGCAACCAACGGTTATATTTCAACTGCAAAGTTACTGCAAGGAGTTGAGAAATCCTACGATTCGGGCAAAAAATTGCTTGATGAGAGCAAAGATTTAACAGATGGGGAGACTTTCTTTAGAAAAGAAGGCGATGGTGTTGTAACACCTGAGAAGACTTCGGAGACTTCGAATGCTATGAGCGAGCGTATCATCAAGACCGTGGAGAAGGTAGCCAAGAGAACTGGAGGCAAGGTGAAGATGGTGAACTCGGTTGAGGAGATTGAGAACCCGAAGGTGCGCAAGGACATAGAGAACGGCAAGCAGGTGACTGGCTGGTATGACGAGAAGACGGGCGAGGTGCATCTGTATATGCCGAACATCCATGACACGTATACCGCGGAGAAAACCGTATGGCACGAGACTGTAGGACACAAGGGCATGAGAGGTTTGCTTGGAGATAAGTTTGACTCCTACATGAGAGACCTTTGGATGGACTTGGACAACCCTATCAATGCTGAGCTGAGAGCTTATGTGAAGGAAAAGATGAACATGAATCACCTTGGATTCTATGACGCTATTGAGGAGTTTATCGCCAAGAGCGCAGAGGACGGAAAGGGTGAGCCGGGATTCTGGAACTACATTAAGAATAAGGTGACAGATGCCCTGCATGAGATAGGCTACAGAGTTTCGCCTAACGTGAAGGACGTGAAGTATATGCTGTGGCTTGCGAAGAACGTGCAGAAGCATGGAGACAGTCCGCTGTGGAAAATGAGAGCTGAGGCTGTGAGGTGGAAGATAGAGCATGAGAAGACGGAGTACACGAAGATTGAGGGCGGCGAGCTGTATGACAACGACGGCAAGAGCCATGACTTCGAGAACATGAGCCGCGAGGAATGGCTGGAGGCAACAGACGGAGAGATACACTACCGCACGGCTCCAAGTGCTGCTACCGCTTTGGACAGATACCATCATGCCCTGGACCGTCATAGCTATATGGCTACGGAGGCTTTCATGGACAATATGCTCTCGTTGAAGAAACTGATGGAGGCTATTGATCCATCTATCAGAAAGATAGAAGATGTGGCAAGCTCGATGAACCCATATCTGATGCAGAACATCACGGAGGGCAAGATGAGCGATAAATCCAAGCTCTTCGAAATACGCTATATGGACCCGCTTAGCAAGGCTATGTCGAGCGTGTTGGACAGCTTCGATGGTAAGAAGGTGGAGGACAGAATAAGGAACTTCAATCTGTATATGATTAGAAAGCATGGATTGGAGAGAAACCGTGTGCTGTTCGTGAGAGACTGGATAAGGGAAGAACGAAAAGTGAAGAGTGAAGAATCCGATAGTATTGATGCTTTGGAGACTGCTTGGAAGGGCGAAAAATACGACCTTAGAAAGAAGCTTGACTCGGGACAGATTGACTTAAAGGAGTACTACCGTCAGATGGACGAGTGGATTGTAACGAACTTGGACAAGGACTTCAAGGCTGAGGAGCATGACTATTCGGGTATGCACGGCTTGCAGGGTATTGCAGACAAGAAAGCAGCTTATGATGATGCCGGAGCTATTGACGAGGTAATGAGCCAGGAGGCGAGCATGGAAAGCATGAAGAAAGGCTCAGTTGCCGACTTCTGGAAGAAGGTGAAGGCAGCTACTGATTATTCTGTAAATTCGGACTATGAGAGTGGACTGATAAGTCAAATTACACATGACGGAGTGTTGGGCATGTTTGACTGGTATGTACCGTTGAGAAAGTTTGACGAGGCTACCGCTGAGGACGTATACGGATATGTGACAGAAATGGGCGACCCAAGCAACTATATCGGTACGACGCTGATGAACGCCAAGGGACGAAAGAGTCTGAGCAATGTGGAGATATTGGCACAGATAGGCTTGATGGGCAACCGTGCGATAAGAAACGGAGGTCAGAACACTATAAAGCAAGCCTTTGCGCGATTCGTGAGAAACAGCGGAGAGCAGAATCTTGTGAAGGAGACAAAGGTTTGGGTAGAAAAAATAGGCACAGACAGAAACGGTAACGACATTTGGGAGGAGGCTTATCCGAAGATTCCCGAAGGAGCAAGCGCAGATGATGTTGCGAGCATTGTGGATGCCTTTGAAACGGACATGAGGGCCAAGCAAGCTAAGGGCGAGGCAAAGAGTCTGAGCAACAGCACGGACATCGGCTTCAAGTTCCAAAGAGCGAAGGACAAGAGCCAACACTTTGTGGACGTGAAGATAGCAGGACGAACGCACAGATTTGTGGTGCTTGGCAATCCGAGAGCAGCACAGGCTTTGAACAGAATGCTGGAGAACGGCAAGGCAAGCCAAAAGTGGTTGCAGACTGTGACACGATGGATGGCTATGGCCTCAACATCGTGGAGTCCGGAGTTTGTTATGAGAAACATCGTGAGAGACGCGGAATTTGCATCTTCGCATGTGAGGGCAAAGGAAGGTGGAAGATATGCTAAGAAATGGGCACGCTATTATGGTGAGCTTAATCCGCTGAATGTGTTCTACAATGAGGGCGCAGGAAGATTGAAGAGCATGAAGATGAAAGACTTCAAGAATGGTGTAGGCTTCGGACTGTATGCCCGATACAGAGAGGGCACGCTTGGCAACTCGAAGATGGAGCGATACTTCAAGGAGTTCATGGAGAACGGTGGCGAAACAGGTTTTGTTCAGTTGTTCTCGATGCACGACATGGAGAAGAGCTACAAGAGTATCGTTGAGAAGGAGTCGGCAAAGGGCGCGAAGAAGGTTATGGTTAATGCTATGGAAGTGCTTAAGAATTTAGGCAAGAACGTGGAGAGCTTGAATGAGGTGGCTGAGAATATGGCACGTTTCGCCACGTATTGCACTTCAAGGGACTTGGGACGTTCGGCAGCAAGAAGCGCGTATGACGCAAAGGAGGTTTCGACAAACTTCAACCGTCATGGTTCGGGCGATGAAATAAAGAGCTTCAAGAACGGAGAAATGAGCGGTTGGCAGAAGACAAGACGAAACACATACGGCTTTGTGGCTGGCTACCTAAGAAACTACTCGATGTTCTTTAATGCTGGCATTCAGAGCACGAACCTGCTGTTCAAGAATATCAAACGTGCTCCTGTGGGTACCGCTGTTGCTATGACCTCTGCCCCGTTTGCCTTAGCGTTGATTATGGCTGCTGTCAACAATGCTATTATACAGAATGAGGATGATAAGGACAGAGGCAACGTGAAGGATCCGTATGGCGAGTTGCCTGACTATATCAGACGAAACAATCTGTGTATATATGTGGGCAATAACAAATTTGTGACTATACCGTTGGCTATTGAATTGAGAGCGTTCTATAGTCTTGGTGACTTGGCGGCAGGACAGACGTTTGCCAAAAACGTGAAGAGTCAGAGAAACATGGCGATGGATGCCGTGGGCTGTATGTCGCAGCTATTCCCGGTAATGGACTTCTTGAATAATCCGAATTTCGAGAAGAGCGTTACTAATGGACTTAGTATGTTTGGAGAAGCTGTTGCTCCTACCGCTTTTGTTCCGTTCATTGAGTGGTTGCTTAACAACGACTGGAAGGGTGCGCCAATAAGACGAACGGGCGATAAGACAGAGCTTAACCCGGCATGGCAGAACGCCTATAATAATGTTCCGGCAAGACTTGTGGACTTGAACAAATGGGTGAACGCCAAGACAAACAATATAGCTCCTGGCAATCCGGAAATGAAGGGTAACGATGCTCTTGACTGGATAACTGACCCGTCGATGCTTAATCATTTCTATAGCTCGTGGAGTGGCGGTATGGGCACATTCGTTCAGCGTACCGCTGGCTTTGGTGCAAAGGCAACGACTGGCAAGGCTGACGAGATAGAAGTGGGCGACGTGCCATTCTTACGTTCACTCTTCTATACTCCAAGAGAACAGTCGAGCATGGCGAGAACCAAAGCCAAATGGTATAACTACAAGGAGGAAATGGAACAGACTATCGCCAATAACGACAAGCTGAAATCGAAGAACGTGCCGACGATGAAGAGGATTGAAAATGCTGCTGCATTAGAGAAGTTCGAAGGTTCGCCTGAGCAAAGAAAGGTGAATATCATCAAGAATGCGGAAAAGCGAATGAGACACTGGAACACTATGAGAAAGAAGTGGGTCGATGATAAGAAGCAGGTGGACTTCGCGAACCATAATATTGAGATGATAATGCAGGAGGCGGTTGCTGACTTGGATAAAATTGAATAGGATGAAATTTAAATAGTAACGAATTTTAAATGATTCGTTACTATTTAAATTTGACAGTTCATTAATATCTCTTATGAGACGGTATTAATTAATTGAAGATGATATATATTATATTAATATTTTAAATACATTAAGTTATTATAATCTACAATGCGGATGAATGCCACATCTTCTTCAAATACCATATTATTTACAAGATACTTATAAGCCTTTGATGATAAATCAATTCGTTTTATGAAAACGCCATTAATATCATATGTAGCTACTAATGAACCATATAAATGGTATTTGATACCTGGTTTTACAGGCAACATTTGGGAATAGGAGTTGTTATCCGAGTTTACAATATTTCCTGATACTGAAATACTTCCTTTTGTCGATATAATAGGTAAAACATCTACAAGATAATTCTCAAAAAGCATCGAACTTTGGTCTGGGTTACCATTTATCACAACATAAGACGCATTTTTGGGAATTAATTCTTTAGGACAGAATGAATCTGTATAATTATCATTACTATCACATTTATCAACAAAAGTTAAGTCAGACACATTTTCACTATTGTAAAAATTAAAAACAGCAAAACTTTCAGCATTACCTTTTGAGTTGTTAACTATTAGACCTTTCTCTCTCATGCTATCAGTTATTTTTATTGCATTAGAAATGCAATAATTTTGACTGGAGATAATCGTACCTGTTTTATCAACAACTTTATTTTGATTGTTAACAGCATAACCTTGTGTTAATTTAGTTACTGCAACCGAGCTAAAATCAGCATTTTTTAGTACTATTTCCATAATTTCAAAAAATAATATTAATATAATTTATTATTACTATAAAAGTCCCAAAGTATTTTTCTCTCCTCCCACACTTGTTGAGTCGGAGATATTTTTACCTTATTATTTGCATAAGATATTATGTCAAACAAATTGGCAAATGAATTTGATACATTATCAACAGCCTCTGTGCCATCCCCACTTTTCATGTAACAGTGTGACATTATAATTATCCAAGCTCCTTCTTCTATTGATTTATCTATTCTTTGTTTTATACTATCTACAGTATAATTATCTGAAAGATTATCAATTGACAATCTCATGAGCTCAAATTTATTATTTTCAACTCCTATATTATCTTTCGAACCTCCAGGGAGTATTGCACATTCAAAATTAGCTCTGGCAAGAGCACGATTATGAGCAATATCAGCAGAAGCACCTGGATAAACTAATATATTATCACCTTTTATACCATTTTCTCTAAAAGCTTGAATACACCACATTATGTCCTTTGTTGCGTATGTATCACTTCTATAGGTATTGAATGTATCATTATTGTACAATCCCTTATGTACTGGGTGCATTAGAAAATGAAAACCTTCCCTCTCATACTGTTTTATGAGGTTAAGTCTATCTTTTTCAAAATATATATTTGTAATATCAGTCCATTGCTCATCAGTATAAGTAACATCTGGAATAAGAGCAAAATCAGGTCTAATATTATTAGTAACACACCAATCATGAAGTATGTTTAATTTTTTCAAATGAAGCCCATCATCTGTTGTGTTAAAATCGTCATCTATCCAAGATATGCGAGGTACATTTTTCCTATCTATTAGACGTTTAACAGTTTCTATTCTTTGCTCTATTAAAAGTATTCTTGAAAAAGACTCCTTAACTGTATTACTATTAAATCCCTTTGTTATAATATCTCCATTTTTAATAGCAAATAAGACATTACCATAAATATCTCGAAAAAGTAAATCACCACAATTTATAGTTGTAGTGTGAAAAATAGCTTCTTTAGAATCAAATCCTGCTGTTCTTATTTCTCCTTGCTCTACTTTTAAAGCTACATTACCTGAGTTATCTGAAAAGTAAAGTCTATCTTTACTTCTATTTGATTCACATTCAATATAATTTCCTTTATCTTGTTTATTTATAAGTTCTTCTTCAGTCTCTTTCTTATAATTTTCAATAAGGTTCTTCACAGATAGAAGTTCTGTTTTATTTATAGTTTGTGTAGAATCAAATCCTGCTGTTCTTATTTCTCCTTGCTCTACTTTTAAAGCTACATTACCTGAGTTATCCGAAAAGTAAAGTCTATCTTTACTTGGACAACGTGTTGTCTTTAAAGCTCCAATATTATTATCAAGTTCTAAAAACTTCTCATTGATTTTTTTTTGACTTACAACCTTATCTTCGGACTCTCCAAATTCTTGAACCACATTTTCTTTATCAAACTTCTTATCAAGCTCAGTACTAACACGTTCCTGTTCAGTCTGTATCTGTAAAGTCACATCTACAGAATTTGCCTTCTGCGCAATTTCTGTGTCTTGCGACTTATTCTTAGTATTCAACTCCTCAATAGCACCTTGTGCATTAACAGCAGTCATACCACTTGCAGCATTGTCAAAAGTGACAGCGACAGCGGTTGATGCTCCACCAGTAGCAGCTATATTCTTGATAGAATCCTCTAATTGGTGAGTCTTCTCACCAATCTGCTGTAGATTCTCTGTGTCACCTGTGAGGAAGACTTCCTTTGCGGAGGCTATCTTACCTTTGGTAGTGGCGGCGTGTAATTCGTCTGTAATATTTATTGGCATAATATTTCAATTTTAAGAGATTACTAATTTCCAGGTCTCTGCGGTGAGAGTGTTGGCTGTGCGGTAAGCCTTGAATGTACCAAGACTATTGGTTACTGTCTGTGCTGCTGCAAGGGTAACATCAAATCCTGCACTTGTAACGCGACTTATTGTAAGGTCGTTGGGGACGACGAGCCAAATGTAATCACCAGAACGGGTTGTGATGGTGGGGTTGAATGACAAGCCTGTGGCGGAAACCTTCTGTAGGGAGTTGAGAACAGCTTCGGAAGCGGTGGCTACGGAAGAAGAACCGTAATAGCAGAGGAAGCGGGTGGCGGAAGTTGATTTTCCAGTGCGTCCTTCCTTTGTGACTTCGAAGGTGAATTGTTCCTTTGCTCCTGAGATTGGGGTGTAGAGAGAGCCTGAGGAGGATGGGGTGTCTGCGAGGAGTGTTGTAACACCGTTGTTGACAGTCTTGGAGATTTTGAGGGTGTCGGGGAGAAAGAGAGAACCCTTGCTCTTGACAGAGAAAGCGATGGCGGTCTGCATAGCTTTAACGTCGGGGGTGACAGAAAAGCCCAAAGTAATAGGGAAAACGGTGTCTTGAAGCTCGGCGATGCTAATGTCTACGTCTTGAACCATTTCGAGAAGGTTGTCGGGGAGACCAGTGGCAGCTTGCAAAGACTTGCGAAGCTCGGGGTCGAACTTATTAATGGTGAGGGTGTCATCGGCAAGCTTGGCGTTGGTGACGGAAGAGTCCTTGATTTTGTCCGTCGTAACGGAGTCGGAGCCAAGCTTGGAGTTGACGATGGAACCGTTGACTACTTGGGAAGAATCTACGGCGTTGTCGGCAAGCTTATCCTTGGTGATAGCCTTGGTTTGAACCTTGTCGGTTGTAACGGCTTCGTTGGCGATGTGCTTTGTGAGAACGTTAGCCTCACGAAGGACACGGCTGTCAACTGACTGGTCGCCCAACTTGGGGTTGACGATGGCTTTCTCTTCGAGCTTTTCTGTTGTAACAGCACGGTCGTTGAGCTTTTCGGTTATGACAGAAGAGTCCTGCAACTTGTCGTAAGAGACAGATGAAGGGGCAAGCTTGGAATTGTCAACCGATTGGTCGGCGAGCTTGGAGGTGGTGACGTTAGCATCGGCAAGTTTGGAAGTCTTGACAGACTGGTCGGCAAGCTTGTCGGTGGTGACATTACCGTCGGCAAGCTTGGAGGTGACGATGGAACCGTTGCTGATAATGTTGTCGTCAACAGCACCAACAGCAATTTTGCCCTTGGTGATGCAGCCATCAAGGATTTTAGGTCCAGTGACACAAGCATCGTTGAGGTCGGCTGTTTTTACCATTGGAACCTTTGAGCCAATTTTCGGGTCATCTCTAAATGTAGGCATATTTAATTTCTTTTGGTTCGGTTGATGTGAAAATTTGTAGTCCGACGGTTTCGGGGAGGATGGTGAGGCGAAGCATAAAGGAGGTCATATCTTTATGACGTCGGATAGGCACGCGCGGATTGGAACCATTGGAGACACGTTGTCGGATGATGAGTTTGCCGGGGCGTTTGAGGGTGACGATGAGGTAGATGTCACGCTGAAACTGAACTTCGGGAGTTACCCAGGCAAGTTCTTCGGGATCGTATGATGTGGTGAGTATCTGCATAGCTATACGGATTGTTTGGAGCCTGTCAGCTGGACAGCGATAGCGAACATTGCTTGCGCACGAGGGTCTTGGTAGGCGGTAAGCAAGAGGTAGGCAATGTAGTAGATGAAGGCAGACTCGTGGATGGTGGGGACTTCTACGATGGAATCATCAGAAGAGGTGTCGATGTCGGAGGAAATGCCGATGTAGACAATCTCGGCGGTGTCGGTAGAGGCGTAAGGCTGAACGAGGATTCTCGTGGGAGAGCCTTGCATGACGGTGGCGAGAGGTCGGTCGGCAGTACCCTTGGCGGTTTCATCGAACATAAGCAGAGCGTCGTTGGAGGTGTCGGGGATGGGGGTGGCAGACTTGTGCCACGACGAGAGACGGACGCGAGATATGGGGACAGTGGAAAGAGACTCGGGTATGGTTATAATGGCGATGCCAGAAAAGCCATCATAGGGGGTGATAGTGAGTGTTGTAACACTGGAGGATGAGGAGCTTGAAGAGGAGGAGAGTGTGACGGACTGGGAGGTGGCTACGGCGAGCCATCGGCGTGCGTCGTTGATTTTTGCACGGATAATATTATCCATGTAGGAGTCCTCACCGTTGTCGGCAAGCTTGGCATCCTCATGAGTCTCGTGGTCGATGCACCATTTTACTTTGTTGATGATTTCGGAGATAGTCATAACTAATGCTTTAAGGGATTACTCGCCAACTGAGTAATTGGGAAAGGCAATACCTTTCTGAGCGGCAAAGACAAGAGCCTTTGCGGGGTCGGTGAACTTCTTGGAATAGTTGGTATTGACGTAAACAAGAAGCTCGTCGGGGGTGGTGACTGAATCGACACTATCCACCTGCTTCTTTGGCGTTGACTCGGGAGTCGGGACGGGGTCGATGTCGTCGGAGGTTTTGATTTCGCGGACCAACACAACTGTACCGGACTTAAAAAGCTTACTCTGTTCAAGAAGGTCTTGATAATACTTACCCTTAAGAGAGATTTCGGGACAAGTGCCAGCAATGACGTTGCCACCTGTGAACTCGTAGCGAACCTTGTTGCCACCTGCGCCAACGAGAACATGAGAAACGTTGTTGCGAACCTGTTTTAATCTATATATCTTAATCATTGCGTTTTGGAATTTTAAAGATAAGCCTCGCTGAGACATTAGCGAGCAAAGCCGTTGCTCAGCGAGGACTTATCGGGACAACTAATTTATTACGGAAATAAAATAATCTTTAGACAGCTACGTCCTGGCCCTTGTAGAGTTCCCACTTGGTGCCATTGTAGTAGTAGACGGTACCCTTGTCGTACTGAACATCACCAGAAGTATAGTCTTCGGTAAGGGCAACCTTCATGCCGTTGGACGGAGTTTCGGGGAACTTAGGAGCAGAGAAGATAGTCTGAAGAGTAGACATGCCAAGCTTCGAAATCTTATCCTCAGGACCAACAAGCACAGAGTTGTAGCCACGGAGAGCGATACAGTCTGCCTCCTCGTGAATCCAACGCTTAGCGTCGCGGATAGCACCTGCACCCTTAGACATGTCGTTGGTTCGCTCCTTGTTGGCAACACGCACGTAGCGGCGGCTCGCCTTAAGGTCGATGATAACGGCAAAGTCCTCCATGTGCATGAGGTCGAGAGTCTGATCCCAAACGACATCGAACGTGCCGAAGGTGTCCTTGATGCGCTTGAAGGTAAGGTCAAACTCGTCGTGATTGATAATGTCGTTCTTGCCATCCTTGTCAATCTTCATCTTCTCCATGCGCTCGATGAAGTTCTTGCCAGCGAAGACGTAAGCGTGGTTGTTCTCGGCAAAGTCGGTGAACTGAAGCTTAGAGAGAGCAATCCAGTCGGACCACTGCTGAACGTCGCCGATAGCATAGGCATTGGTAAGCTGAGGCAGAATGCCCTCTGCAATGTAAACGTCCTCTACAGCACCGTCCTCGGTGAGCACCTTGAAGCGTCGCTTAGTACCAAGCCAGTAAGAACGCTCAGCGCGGAGGTTGTACTTCATGATAGCATCAGCCTTGAGGTCTTTGACGGTGATAGGCACCTTGGTCTGCACCTTCTCGAAGTCGGTAGTAAAGAGAATATTGAGCAGCTTCTTCTGCACACAAACCTCCTTCTCGCGAGGCTGCAAGTTCTCGGGTGGAACCATAAGCTGAGACTCGCTTGCAGCTGTTGCGCCAACGAGGAATGTTGAACCAGAAGGAATGTCGGGGCAGGTCATGCTGTCAAGGTCGTCGGCAGGAGTGCCATTGTTCTTAGCCTTGCCGTTGGTAGCCTGGAGAGTGACCTTCTTGCCGTTGGACTCGATGACGTAAAGCTGAAGCATACCCTCGCGCTCGGTAGTAGAACCTTCCTTGTAGCCCTCAACGTCGGGAACGTAGACAGTAGAGCACTTGTAGAACGGACGGAGAGAACCAGAGAAGTTGGTAGAGTTAAGCTCGATGGTGTCGCCACCAGTGATTTCGGCAGTAGTCTTACCATCGAGAGTCTCGCCACCGATGCGCATGTGTTTGGCAGTCCAGTTCTTGATAGGAACCTTAGCGGCAACCTGTCGGGCGATACTGAGAAGCGGAGTCTTGTAGGGGTAGAATTTGACAATGTTATTATCCCACTCATCGTCAATCATGTCACCCTCTTTGAGCTGGGTGGATGAAGCCTGAGAGCCAGTCAAATCCTGTCCGTCCTTTTTACCACCGGGACTGTTAAGGTCGCTCTTGCCAGGCTCAACGGGTTCGTTGGCAGCAACATCGGCAGCGGAAGCAGGGGCAGGACCCTCGTCGCCAATCTGTGGAGCAACGTTGTCGCCAACAGCCATGAGCGACGAGCCGCCAGTTACAACGGATAGAAGCATGAGGAAGAGCCACATGAGGAAACGTCCGCTTTTGATGTAATTAATAAAATGATTGTGTTTCATTTAAGTGATATTTTAGAATTTAATAATTAATAATAAATATGGTAGGTGTTCTAAGAGGGCTAAGAAGTTCTATTTTTATGGAAGAACTATTTGATTAAGCCATCCCAGAAGCTACTGGTCTTCTTTTTGGTGGTGGAAGCACCACCGTTGGTACTGAGAGAAGGAGGAATGTCGTTCTTCTCGGAACGCTTGACCTTGTTCTGAATCTTCTCGTTGCGACCCTGCATAGCACCTTCCTCGCGTGCGGAAGCCACATCGGCGTCGTAGTTTTGGGCGTTCTTGAAGAGCTGCCATGTCTCGGTGGAGACAATGCCGTTCTCAGCGTCGCCGATAACCTTGAAGAACTTTTCCCAAAGGTCGGCTTTGGCATCGTCGTCGAGACCAAGCTGCTCCATAGCGTCGGCAGACTTCTGAAGATTGGAGACAAGTTCCTGCTCGTGACTATCCTCGTCGGCCTTCTTCTGCTGGAAGTCGGCAATCTGCTGAGCCACCTTCTTGCCCATTTCCTCGTCCTGCATAGCAGCACCGATGTCGATGCCCTGAGAAGCCATCCACTGGATAGGGTTAAGGTCGGGATTCTTCTTGAGGTCCATTGCCATAGCTGCAAGCCAACGGTTGTTGTCGAACATTTCGCTAAGAGCCTTGCCGTCCTCCTCATAGCGAGCGAGAGCGTCGGCATCGTCGTTCATTGCGCCGTAGCGAGCCTCCTTATCCTCAAAGTCGATGTCCTTGTGACGTTTGGCAAAACGCTCGGAGAAAGCCTTGCGGTTGGGGCGGTCGTCCACGGGAGGAGCTGTAGCCGCTTCCTGCGACTGAGCTTCGGTCATGTTTTCTTTATTTTCTTCTGCCATATCTTATATATAATAAGGTGTATTATTCTTTACCAAACAACAGATTGAAGGTCTCGCGTCCTTTCGGAGTAATCAGCGTCTGCATACCTGCCCACTTATCGCCTCCAGTGCACTCCTTTATAATGAACAATTCGCCTGTATACTTGGCGTATGGTTTTATTTTGCCTTTAACATCGCGGTAGATATATTGTGCGTCGAGGAGTTTGCTGATAAAATCATTCTGCTTCAAGCCAATCTCTTTTGCGGTGTCGCGGAAGTTGGTGTTGAGCTTACGGTCAACAAGACGGTCGAAGTACTCCACCTTTGGCTTCTGCTCCTCTATCTTCTCCACCAACTTCTGACGTTCCTTTTCTTCCTCAATCCACTTTTCGGCTCGCTTTATAGGGTCGGAGATTTGATAAGAAGGTGTCGCCGCCTGGCTTATCTGCTGTTCCATAGCATTGAAGGCCTTGATGTATTCGAGTTTGAAGGCAAGTGCTTTTTCTCCAGTGAAACCCATTGTAAGCAAAGTGAAGCCGTCGCGATTCATAACATACATGGGCACTTTCTTTACGCCACCTCCAACAGGCATTGGCTGTTCTACCTCCACAAGAGTAAACATCTTTGTAAGTTGCTGATTTTCAACGAAAAGGGATTTTTGCGCTGTCGTAAAGATGTTTCTAATCGCCTTTAAAACATCACAGTGTTCCTTGCCAAACTTCTTCGCTACCATCAAGCTTGTTGTTAACGCCTGTCCGTTTGTACCCTTATAAACAAGCTCAAGGCTTTTAGGGTTCTCGAAATTCTTTGTTTCTTCCATTTCCTTAATATTTTAGTTTACGCTTGCGAATATCCCAATTTTTCGCGTCCGTTTTTCCGTGTTTCGTCCATTGAATATGCGGACGGACGAAACACGGCATTTTGCGACTGCATTTAGCGTATTTTTGCGCTGATAGACAAAGACATTAGATAAAAATATGCAGAAAAATATACCCACCTTATCACGTGTAATGCCAAGTTCGGGCAAGACATTCGACTCAGTAAAGAGACGAATGGAGAGACAGAATGGCAGGAAGACGGACTATGAGCTGTTGCAGCGGTGTTGGCAAGCATGGAACAACTTAGAGGCTGTGCGCATAACGCGAGACAGAGCAAAGAGATACTGCTACGGAGACCAATGGGGCGACACGGTGAGAGTGTACAAGAACGGATACTACTACGACATGACGGAAAGAGAATACCTGAAAAGGAAAGGCTCTGTGCCGTTGTCGAACAATGTGATGGTGTCGATATTGAACACACTTGTGGGAATGTATGCAAAGCAGGGCACGGAGCCAGTGTGCTTTGCAAGAACACGGTCGTCACAAAGCCTGTCGGACATGATGTCGGCCACGATGCAATGCAACTGGCAGAACACACAGATGGAAGACCTGCTGAAACATGCGCTTGAGGACTATCTGATAGGTGGCGTAATGGTGTGCAGAGAGACATACGAAGATAGGACACAGGAGATAGAAGACTCCTGGACAGACTACATAGAGCCAAACTATGTGTTTTGGGAAGGAGGCTCAGACCCAAGACACCTTGACCTGTCGCTGATAGGTGTGCTGCATGACGAGTCGGTGAACGACCTGTACAAGAAATTCGCAAGAGAAGAGTACGGTCTAAGCATAGACGACTTGAATAGAATATTCGACATAGACCCGGACAACAGTCAGACGGAAGGGACTATGCACAATGACACGAACGACTTGTCGAACATATCATTCGACATACCGTCGAAACGCGGACATTACGTGAGAGTGATAGAAGCGTGGACAACGGAAACGAAATACAGATATCAATGCTATGACCCAATAGCGACAAACGAAAGCGACGCATACTTCCGCATAGAATGTGACGACAAAGTGTTGATAGCAGAGTTGAACGCAAAGAATGTGGAGAGAAAGAAGCAGTATGACTTGATGGGTGTGCCACCAGAAGACAGAGCCTATATCACGGCAAAGAAAGTGGCAGACAAGTATTGGTACTACACTTTTATGGCTCCAGACGGAACCGTGCTATGCAGAGGAGAGACACCATACGACTTCAAGTCGCACCCATTCACGGTGAAGTTCTATCCGTATGTGAATGGAGAGATACACCCATTCATGGGTAATGTTATTGATCAACAGAGGTATATCAACCGTCTGATCATCATGAATGATATGGCGATACGCTCGTCGGCAAAGGGACTGATGCTTGTGCCGACACAGGTATTGGACGGAATGACACCAGACGAGTTTGCGGAACAGGCAACGGAGTATGACGGAATAATGTTCTATACACCAAAGGCAACGCTGCCAAACTCAAGACCAGACGTGATAACATCGAACGCCGTAAATCTTGGAACTAACGAGCTGTTGCAGATAGAGCTGAACTTGATGCGCGAGGTGTCGAATGTGTCGGGAGCGTTGCAGGGCAAGACTCCAACGGCAGGAACATCGGCATCGAGATATGCGCAGGAGTCGCAGAATGCCTCAACCTCGCTGTACTCGATACTGAAGGACATGGAATCGTTCACGGAATGCGTGGCGCAGAAGAAGTGCATGATGATAAAACAGTACTACGAAAATGGGCGACCTATCTTCAATAGAGACAATACTTATCCGATGGAGTATGACAGGTTGGCGGCAAGAGACATCATGTTCAAGATTTCGATAAAGAACGCTGCTGCAACAGCAAGCTATCAGAACAACATCAACGATAAGCTTGACAGACTGTTGGAGATGGGAGCGATAAACATTGTGCAGTATCTTCAGAACTTGAACGAGCCGTTTGCGGACAAACTGTTGCAGGATGTGCAGAGCCAAGTGGAAGACCTAAGAGCGCAGCAGGCGGAAATGGGACAGCAAGCACCACAGAACGGAGTTGTGCCGGGGGCGGACCAAGAGGCGGTAGAGAGAGCGCAGGGATATTTGATGCAATAATATAAATATGTAGAGCCATGCAAATAGCCATATATCTTGAAGATGTGAAGGAGGCTGTGAAACGGCAGCTGTCCATCATAGGAAAGCATCATAACACGCAGAAAGGAGACACGCTGTTTTCGGTGACAACACTAAGCGGTGTGGAAGAAGCGGTTATGCAGCAGTGTATAATCGACGGAGCGCAGCTTGTGGTATCGAACCTTGCGCCTGTGTTGTCGGAGTATAGTGTAGGAGACCTGCCCGAAAAGGGGAAGCAAAAGGACGGAGAAACCGTGCCATACATAAGCTTCGAGGTAAACACGACACGAAACAACAATGCACTATCGGGAGCGGCGCAGGACAGCATAAAATCGTTGCTGATAGCGTATGTGACACAATCGGTGTTGACAATGGTACTGCCAGAGCTTGCAGGAAAATATGCGACGGACGTGCAGACACAACTGCTTGCAGCAACGAGACTGATAATGACAAAGACACCACCAAGCAGTTCGGAGAAGACGCTTGCGGACTGTGAAGGGTCGGTTACGCTTTAGATATTAACACAAATAAATACAAGGCATCATGACTATAAAATTTCAGATTATAAAGTCCGTCATTATCGAAGCTGTAAAGGCGGCAACCTATCTTAAAGGCAAGATAGACGAGGCAGCAGCCCAGCCGGGACAAAGAACGCCATACTTCGAGACAGCAGGAGACGACGAGGTGCATGAGCGCACGTTGGACAGAGACCTGACAACAGCACTCGAAAAGGCAAAGATAATCTTTGTGGACTACCTTGTGCCCACGGCTCAGACAATAGGCGACAATGCCATATACTACAATGGCAAGACGAACGATATAGTGGAGTTTACGCTAAACGTGTCGCGAAGATACAACGGTTCGCTGACGGACACATTGGCAAGACTCGTGGCAAAGTTTGTGGAGGACTCGATGTGCTATGAATGGTGGTTGAAGATAGGCAACCTAAACCAGGCAGCACCGTATCAGTCGGCAGTGGCAGCAGACGAGCTTGCGATAAGACGCTGCTTCGTACTGTCGGGTCCAGTAGTGCCGACAATCAATTTCCCCACAACACTCACGGCAAAGGTGGACGGAACAGACGCGGAGGGCGAGATAACAATGCGTGTGGATGAAGACGCAACTGTGTCGTATAGCATTGATGCAGGAGCTGTGGATGATATTGAGGCACGTTCGGGAGACCCGAGTGTGGTAGAGATAGTGAGAGACGAAACACCAAAGACGTTTGTGCTTGTGCCACGGAACACGGGAGTGGCTGAGATAAGGTTGTTCTCAAGACATACGGACAATGTGTATGTGGACTTCACTGTGATTGTGGCAAAGGAGTACTATTAAAATAATGTAGGTATGGCAAAGGAATTTTCAGAATTGCATCCGTTTATGGCTTCGAGGGAAAGAGGATGGACACCTACGGCAAATCCGCTTGAACCACAGCCGCCACGGAGAGCATACGGACATAGCATAAAGCACATCTATATACAGGCAGACCAACTGTTTTATGATGTGGACGCGGTGACTTCACTGATAGACAAAGCTACGCGGAAGACGCAGGGCGAAACCGATGTGGCTACATCGGAAGCGGACTCGCACAGACCAATGTTCTACAGATGGTTTGACCAATATATAGCGTCGGTGGAAAGAATACTGTCGGCTTATGTGGCTAAGCCAGAAGGAGTAGCGAGAATGAACGGACTGAGAGAATGGTCGGAGAAAGAGATAATGTTAGTGATGCCAGATTATTGGGACGCGACGGTGTATGATGCGTTGGTGCAAGCCATTCATAGGTATGTGGTGGATGGAGCGTTGTATGAATACTTCTCTATCACGCTGTCGTCGAAAGACCCAAGGGCGATGGATAGGAAGCAGAACACATTGGATGGAGAGACGGAGATAAGAGGGCTGAGCTGTAGGGTTGTGCCGGGAACTGTGAGAAAACATTTGAATCCGTTTTGATGGGCAGTGTTGTAACACCAAGGAACAGGAAGTGCGGAGGCATGTACAAGAAAGGAAAGGAAGATTATGGTAAAGACATTGGACGACATACCTCTTATGTCGGAGAATAGGAAAAAGCTGTTGCCGAAAGGGAAGAAGGCACAGAAGGAATTTATCAGAGATTTGCTTTCGAAGAATCAAGATAAATTCGAAGAGCTGTTTGAGGAGCTTGCGGAGCACGACCCGAAAGCATGGTTGCTGCTGTATCATGACATGCAGAAACATGTTGTGCCGAAGCAGTCGCAGGTGAATGTGTCGGTGGGCATTAACAAGGACTTTCAGGAATTGGTTGCGTTATCGACAACAAAGACAGATGATCCGTTGGCTATAGGGGCAGAGCCTGTGCCGAAGATAGAGGATGCGGACTATGAGGAGTTGAAAGAATACGAAGGATTATAAAACATGACGACGATAACCGACCTTGACATAGATAAATTGCTTGCCGAAAACAAGAAACGATATGATGAGATTTTCGGTGAGTATGACCCGTGGACGGGCGTGGGCTGTTATGACTTTAAGAACAGAGTGTGTCTTGAGATTCCAGACTTTATCATTCCGAAGATGTATGTGCCGAAAGAGTGCATGAGAACCCTGCTGTATAAGAACTTGGAGCATTTCGGCTCGATGAAAGAAGTATTAATACAAGTGCTTCACAAGGAGTATGACGAGGATTCGGAAGAAACACAGAAGCTAAGACAGCTGCTGACCTTTGAGATATTCAAGGTGAGATTCAGGGAAGACCCAGAGTTTGCCTTGTTCGTGACGGATAAGATTGAGGACAAGAGAACGGGAGACATGATACCGTTCAGACTGAAATATCCGCAGAGAAGACTTATCAACCTGTTTGAGGAGCTGAGACACAAGAAGAAGGCAATACGTGTGGTAATCCTAAAGGCACGACAATGGGGTGGCTCGACATTGACGCAGCTGTATATTAAGTGGATTCAAGACTTTCGGCGTGACGGTTGGAACGCCATTGTGTTGTCGCAGGTGAAAGGAACGTCGAAGAAGATTAAGGCGATGTACCGAAAGGCGGTGGAGAGACAGCCGGGATGGACGATTGGACACCCAGGAACACAGTTGATGCTATCGCCATACGAGAACTCACCCGACGACTTTATTGTGACGGATGGTAACAAGGCGTTGAGACGTTCGACGCTGACCATAGCCTCGTTTGATAACTTTGATGCTGTGCGTGGTAACAACTTCCACTGTGCCCATTATTCCGAGGTGGCATATTGGAAGAAGACACCAGAGCATGACCCAGAAGGCGTAATCTCTTCCGTTTCGGGCGGTATACATAATATAGAAGACAACGTAGAGGTGTTTGAGTCAACAGGACGAGGAGCTTCGGGCTTCTTCTATGACCGTTGCCAACTGGCAATGGACCCATCGAACAATGACGCATACGCATTCATCTTCATACCCTGCTTCATCATCGAGGACGACATGGAGCCAGTGGAGGACGAGAAAGAGTTTGCGATGTGGCTGTTGAAGAACAAAGACCGCTCGACCTGCCCCAAGGGATATAGAGAGACTGGCAAGTTCTTTTGGCGAATGTGGGAGAAGGGAGCTTGTTTCCAGGCAATCAACTGGTATAGAAACTTTCGAAACAAATTCAAGACACACGCATTCTGTGCGACTGAGGCACCTATCGACGAGGAAGAGGCATTCAGAAACTCGGGCAACCTTGTGTTTAACCCCTACTCCATCGACGACTTGAGACAGGGAGAGGTGAAGAAACCAAAATTCCTTGCGGACATTGTAACTACTGGCGAGAAATCGACGGAGGCAATAAAGAAAGCGAAGATAGCGATAAGGGAAGACGGAGAAGGAGAGTTGAAGATATGGAGTTTGCCGAACAACAAGATACTGCGCGTAGCTGACAGATATGTGGTGAGCGTGGATATTGGCGGCAAGTCTTCAACTTCGGACTATACCGTAATGACCGTGCTTGACAGAATGGGCATGATGCCATCGATGAAAGACAAGCCGCGTGTGGTGGCAAGATACAGAGGGCATTGCAGACATGACGTGTTGGCATGGAAGGCAGCAGCCCTGGCACATTATTATGATGATGCGCTGCTTGTGATAGAGTCGAATACGGCAGACCGAGAGAAAAACAATAATACGGAGGGCGACCACTTTGGCTCAATTATCAATGAGATAGCGGACTATTATCCTAATCTATATCAGAGACGTTCGTCACCGGAGGACACGGCTGGCAATGTGCTTGCCAAGTATGGATTCCAGACAAACAAGATAACTAAGGGATGGCTGATAGACAATCTTGAGGCGTTTGTGGATGATAAGCTTTGGCATGAGCCGGACACGGAAATGTATCATGAGCTACGTATCTATGAGAGAAAAGAAGACGGTTCGCTTGGAAACATCGAGGGTTCGGGTAATCATGACGACGTGCTGATGTCAACGGCGATTGCGCTGTACGTCTCGACACACGAAATGGAAATGCCGAAGTGGAGAACGACGGAGGGACTGAGAGGACATTCGGACGGAGTGAAGACGGAGGCAGCGATATAGGAATTAAAAAAAACAGATATGCAGAAATCACTATCATATTCAAAGGGAATAACAACATCACCGTCGGGGATGCTGGCAGACGACACTGAGCTGGTAGAATCGGTGGGGATGGTGTATAAGGCAGGGGAAATGCACCCGATACAGAAGGCTAAGAAGATAGCGGAGTTGACAGAACCGTTAATCTTTGTGCATAAAGGGCCTAATTATGATATGCTTATCACCTATAATGACGGTAGCGAGCATGAAGGCAAGTCGTGGATACATTGGTACAAGCGAAATGACGCGGGCGAAATCACGGGGGATGGCGTTGTGAACATTGGTCCGAATGTGCTGTCTGTAAATTCGGTGGGCAATACGCTTGTGTTGGCAACGGACAAGAGACTGTATTATCTGCTGCTAAAAGGGGATGAATATGTGTTGCTTGGATCTGAGTTGCCACGTCCGGTAGTAAAATTCCAAACGGTGCATGAGGGGAATACATTCAGTCTGCTTACGAAAAAGCCGCAGGCTTGCTATCTGTTGGGGTTTGTAGACGTGGAAAATGTAAATGCAGGATATGACAAGGATGGAAACTTTGTAGAAGAGCCTGTATCGTCTACTGTCTTCCCATACAGTACAGACATGGTAGAATTTAAGGTTAAAGACGATAAGGTTGATGACTTCCAGACCGCTGTTTCGGGTCATGTGGCATTGATACAGAACCTTGTAAAGGAGAAGAATCGTTTCCTTTATCCATTCTTTGTGCGTTATGCCTTGCGACTGTTTGATGGAAGTTACGCACGTATATCTGCACCAATAGCCGTATATCCTTCTGTGACGCGCAACGGTTATCTTACTTCCGTGGTGTGGTATAAAGGCGGATTTCAATACGACCGTGGCGCGAACAAGAGATTCTTGTATCTTGCTGATATGTTCAGTCTATATTATAAGGTGGTTATTCCAGGCATTGAGGATTGGAAGGATATTGTAAAAGAAGTAGTTGTCTTTGCAACGGATGATGTAATGCCATTCCAGATAGACAAGGACTATCAGTTTGTGGAGCCAGCCAACTCTAACGGTTTTCAATATCTTAACTATGTAGGTTCGCGTTACCCAAACTTGAGTACGGACAGAGCAGACATTACTACCACTATCAATTTTAATTATCACAGTCTTTATGCACGTTACATCATATTGCCTAAGGAGTTTAAGACGGAGCAGGAAATAATAGACGAGCTGCTTTCGCGCACACAATTCTACAAGCTATTTACAGTTGATGTGAATGGCATCAAGCAAGACAAACTTCTTGAGGCTCCCATAAAGAACAATGTTGTAACAAACCTCACTCAGCAGATGCAGCTGCCAAATGATGATTATTACGGATGGACATCAATGATAGCAGGAGAGGTGTATTCATACAACAAGAGAATCAATGCGTTTAAAGTGAAGCGTGTGCCATTCAAGGGATTTACCGGGTTCACTACCTATCCATCGAAGGTGCTGACTTATGGCAGATACAAATTCTATGTACATGTGGTGTCGGACACGATGGATGCATGGGTGGAATCGGGCAATACAAATGAGATTGTAGACGTGCTTGACTCATGGTTTTATTATCCAGACCCTAATGCTACAGAAGCTATCATTTGGGATTGCGACAACAACAAGGGACAGCTTTTGACGCTGAAACGACATGACATGCTGAACGGAGCTTACTCCTTCTATAGGCTTCCGCTATATGACAACTTTATTGCAGATGATGCGGTAACTGTGCCCAAAGTTGACGCTAATGCCTATGAAGACTTGTCGTCGCAGATATTCACATCGGTAGTGAACAACCCATTCGTATTTGAAGCCTCGGGAGATAACACTGTAGGGACGGGGTCAATACAAGGAATAGCGGCGAACACGGAGCCAATATCGCAGGGACAGTTCGGACAATACCCGTTAATCGTATTCACGACGGAGGGAATATACGGAATGTCGGTGAATGCAGAGGGTCTGTATGCTTCGTCATATCCCATATCGAGAGAGGTGTGCAACAATGCGGCATCGATTACGCCAACGGGAAAATTGGTGTTCTTCACATCGGCGAAGGGACTGATGGCTGTGTCGGGCGGTACGGTGGCGTGCATGTCGGAACAGCTGAGAGGACGCAATCCTTCAAGGTTTGTGACATTAGGCGACGGAAACTTTCTTGGATTCTTAGACAATGCGCTGCTTGCCTACGACTACAGAGACTCGCTGCTGCATATACTCAACACGAAAGAGAGTTATGAATATGTGTACTCGATTGCGGACAGGACATTCGCGAAGAAAAAAATGGGAGGCAACGTGATAGCAGTAGCGAATGCCTATCCAGATAACCTTGTGCAGCTTGCGGACGGATCGGTGCTCTCGCTTGCGTCGAAGCCAGACATTAATATGGATGAAGAGCGTTATGAAGGAACGTTCACGACAAGACCGCTGAAGCTTGGCTCTTCATTGCAGTTGAAGACGATACATAGAATACTGCATCTGTTTGACTCGGAAGATGGGACGATTGCGCTGAGGCTGTACGGCTCGAACGATTGCAGGAACTGGTGTGAGTTGAAATCGCTGCATGGCAAGCCGTGGAAATACTACACGCTGAGCTATGAGCTTGGCAATATGCTTGCGACGGATGCGTTTGCAGGAACGGTTGTGGACTTTCAGGCACTATTCCCGGACAAGATAAGATAAAAAAACAGCGACTCATCACGAGCCACTGTTCATGGATACTTCAAAAAGCATGAGTGCTAAATCCTTTAATTAAAACCTATAACTCTTCTTTGCAATATGACAAATATCTAAACCAAATATAACCTAAGAAATAACAATACAAGTGAAGCAATCCGTTGATATTGGGTATTAACATCATTATAAGAATCACGGGCAATCCTGCCTTGATGAATCCTTTGAAGTCGCCTCGCTCGCCCCACATGATGCCGAACATAGCGAAAAGCAATCCCGACATTCCGACTGTAGGTTTGTCGGTGAACATTGGCAAAAAGCTCGCTGCAACGGCTACCAGATAACCGGAAACAACATTCATCCGCTGCTTGATGCTCCATAAGACAAACAAGTTGGCAAGCATGTGCCATAGGTTGGCGTGCTGGAAACTGTAGGTGAGGTGGGGAATCAAGTTGCCGTCAGCTTGAAACCCCATACCTCTGTTATTATGAAGAAGCGAAATGAAAATACTAAGCGTTGTCAGCAGCAGCTTTGTTTTTGTGCCCACTGCCATACACTTCACGATGTCGGAAATCCGTGCTACCATAAGCTCTATACTTCACATGTATATCTTTAACTGTGCGTGGCGACATGAAAAACTCGGGAGCAGGAAGAGAAACAAGTATTGGACATAGAAACCAAAGAGACTTGTTGACGTATTCCCTGCGTTGGGTGAGTTCCTTGAGGCGTTCGAAAAGCGAGTAATACATTCGTCGTTTGGAATCGCCTAAAGCGTCAACAACGGAATTGTCGCCTACTGCCATGCGCCGCAATTTCTCGTAAGCCTCTTTCGCCGTGACGTAATACCGAGGAGCGGGGTGCTTGGCTGTCTTGGCGTATGCGTCCTGCTGACTCCAAGGTCTGTAGTGGGCACATACATCACAGTAGGCTGCCAGAAGAGCATCGCGCTGCATACGGGTAATATCGTAGTTTTGTTTTGTCATGCGAATGATACGGTTTATGAGGTTTACGGGTACAAAAATACGCAAACTTGTGCGAATAAACAAGTTTGCGTATAAGGAATTAATAATAATTTAGCTATCTTTTTTTTTATTGTAAGTTTTCGCCTTTTGCTATTCTTATAGCATCATCTTCATAGCAACATTCAGAACAGAATACATCAAAGCCTTCTGTGAATTTATAGTATGATGTCATTTTTAACTTATATCCATTACGAATTTTTGGACAAGAAGAACTGGCATGAATAATATTCTGATGTGTTATAGCATTACGCTCACAATAGATATACTCAGATAGTCTGGATTTTGAACATGAAGAGGTACTTGCGATTATTATTGCCAATACCGATAATTTTGTAATTTTAATAATCTGATTCATCGTATATATTATCTAATTCACTTTCAGCATCATCTAAATCGTAACTGTCAACATAATCGCGCATATTATCTATTGCAGATTGTGCGTTAGATGCGGATTCATTTATTTGCTGAAGTTTATCCTGTAATTCTTGAACTTGGTCTTCCAAATCGGAAATTTCCCCTTTTTGTCGTACAATAATAGCTTCTCGCTCTGCTATCTGTTGACGAAGTTCCTCTTTAGACTCACCACATGACAACATGAGATAACTTGCACATAACAAAACAAGAAGTGAAATCACACTTTTTAGACTCTTCATAATTATCAACGGTGCTTATAGCAAATGTGACATGGGGTTTTGTGCATACTTTTTGCTTGTTCGAGACTGACTTTTTTAATTTCACGACTACAGTTGCGCAAGCCTTTGCATGATGCGGATTTATGATAGCGTCGGGATTGTGGACCCGTACAAATGTAGACTCCATCGCTTGTAGTGCAAGCGAGGAACATTAAGGAAAGAAGAATTGCTTTCATCTTTATTGTAATTAGTTATTAATGCGCGTGCAAAATTACTAAATATCTGTAAAACAGCCAAAATATATCATAAAAACGTAAACCAGTTTATAAATAATAACGAGCTATAGGATAAGAAGCTTGGGCGAGAGAACCAATGAGATAGCAGGGTGTTTCTGTGCCAAGTGGAATGTTGTAGTAATTGGATATGTGGGTAGTGGCGTGAAGAAGCTCGTGGGTGAGGGTGTTGAGGAACTGGGAGGGAGAAGACGACGGACAGAGAACGATGAGGGTACGGTGAAGTGAAATGTTGGTATAGGTGAAAGCGGTGTCGGGGGCTGATTGAGAGACAAGAAGGCAGGCATCTTCAAGAGGACGCGAGTGACAGGCGAGAGCTTGAAGATGTCTGCGGATAGTATCGACCCTTGAAGGAGGGACATTGTAGAATATCTGCACCGTCCAGTCGTAGGAATGGAGGTGGATTTGTTGTGAGCGCATAGGCTATGAGGGGTCTAATATGTCTTCCCATGGGATTGGAGTGCCGGAAAGGGCGCAATCGGCATAGAAACGATTGAAGATAAAACCGTCGGGCTGGTCTTCATCATCGACATAATCCTTGACAAAGAGAGCAAGAGCACGCTCGTCGGTGATGGAAGAGCCGTAGAAATCGGCAAGAGCCATGTTGAGAACATAAACATGGTCATAGGCAATGGCATTGTCGAGAGTTATGCCGTACTTGTGGATAACCTGCTCAACCTTCTCCTTGGTCCAAGGAGTGATAGGCTTGTTGTCGCGACGCATACGAGAGACAGCGAAGTCGTGCATACGGCGTGAGAAATGATAGCCGTAGTGACGGAGATAGGCAAGCATTTCGGGAGGGCGGTAGTCGTATTGTGACAGAGATTGACGAGGTTTCATGTGGTGAAATATTTTTTTGAGGAGAGTAGTAGGTCTATAAGTACGAGTAGTTTTATGTTTTTGTGTACATATATTACTGTACTCTATATTGCTATACTCTCCTCGGGGTTATACATTAGTAATCGTTGTCGTAGTCGCGACGGTCACGTTGTCGGCGGTTATCGGAGAAGTCCTCACGTTCGCGATAATCGGGACGGGGGTGATATTGGTCGCGGTTACGATAGTCGGAGCTGCGATAGTCGGGCATAGGACTGCGCTCATTGAACCGCTCACGCTTGATAGAGTCGAGACAGGACATGACCTTGCCTCCATAGCGAAGCATCTTCTCGGCGTTCTCTGTGAGTTCAGAGAACTTATCATCGGTGATTTCAACAATATAATTCATAGTCGTAATGTTTTAAGTTTTTAAGAGAAAGAATTTCTTATGCCTTGGGTTTGAGAGCTTGGGCAAGCATACCCTGGATATTGGAGAGAGTGCCTTCAATGCCAGACATCTTAGTCTCGAGTTGGGTAATCTTCTGCTCCTGCGCCTTCTCCTTGGCAATCTGAGGATTGAGCTGGGAAAGCATGGTCTCGCATGAGGTGACGACAGAACGATGATAATCAACACTGTCAAGAATCTGACGAGACTGACGAAGCATAGCCTCAACCTCGGCAGACATGGCCTCGCGTGACTCAGAGACAACAAGGGAGCCAGAGTTGGCAATCTGACCGTTGGAAGGCAGCTGTTTGAAATCCATCTCACCATCGGCAAGCTTCACACGCACATCAACAACAGACTCCATAGGTTGAGGAGAGAACTGTCCAGGCTGATAAGTGGGAAACTTGGGCTGAGGATTGGAAACAGAGACAACCTGTCCTATCTGCAAAGTAGGCTCGTTGCTCTTGTCAAGCACATAAAAATACTATTGGTACGCAAACCGCTGAACATAAGAAATCCTTTCTTTTAGAATAGGTTAGACAATACCCGTCATGAGCTGAAGGGTGTTAGTGTCGCGCTCGAACCAGAACTGGTAGACGCCAGTGCCGGGGAGGTCGGCGACGGTAAGAGGAGTACCGTTGTACTTAGTGACGGCTTGGGTAGCTCCATTAGTCTCGAAGAGAATAGGGAGCGTGCCGGTGGTTGCTGCAGGGATAGCCTGAGCCAGCTTAACGAAGACCGTTCCGCGATAGTTGGCCGATGCAAAAGCATGGTTGCGGAAGGAGAACGTGACAGCTGTAGCAGAGACCGCTACGGCAGTGGAAGCTACGGCAGCGGAACCACGACGGTTGACCCATGAGAAGGGATAATTCCAAATAGGTGTCATATAGAACCCTCCTTTCTCATTAACCCCAAAAGCCGTTGGCATTGGCGTTGGCGTAAAGACCGTACTGAGCGGCAACACAGTTAGGGACAGTAACAAAAGGCTGATAAGGGACTGTCACGGTGTTAGGCTGAGCACACTTGATTGCGCTAACCTCCTTCTGCAAGCCTGCAAGAACCGCGTTGACGGGAGCGAGAGCCTGACCGACAATCTGTGAAGTCATTGCAGAGGACTTGTAGGTGCTGTTCTCCTCACGAAGAGCATCAAGCTTGCTCTGCATTTCGCGCATTTCAGCTTGCTTCTGGCCGTCGAGGAGAGTCTGTGTGCTATCCTTGATGGCATTGTGCAAGTCGCAAGTCTGACGCTGAGTCTCGAAGGCGACACTCGCAAAGCCACGTTCCTGTCCGTTAGCCACGTTGTTGATAGAACTCTGGAGAGCGTTAGTCTGCTGACAGATGGCAAGACGATTCTCGCAGCAACAGTTAGCAAGCTGCTGAGCAATCTGCATATTGCCCTGCTGTAGAGCGTTGATAGTCTGCATACCCGACATACCCACCTGGTTGCCTACAGACTGGACCTGTGAGGTGAGAGCCGAAATAGCCGACTGAATCTGTCCTTCGGTACAGTTGAGCTGAGTAGCGAGATTAGACAGAGCGTTGCGGTTGCCACCGATAGCGTCCATGAGCAGAGAGCGTCCGTAGTCGTTGTTGATTTCGTTGGCAATGTTTCCACGACCGTTGCCTCCGAAGCCGAATCCGTTACCACCCCAGCCGCAGAAGCAGAGGATAAACAAGAGCCAAATGAACCAAGAGCCTTCGCCGTTACCGAAGCCTCCACCACGATTCATTGCCAACAGAAGGTTAGGGTCGAGACCTCGCTGTTGAAGAAGAGGAGCTAACATGCTCATCATGCTGCCACCACCACACTGTCCGTCATTGCCGAAGACGTAAGTTTTTGTTTCAGACATAATAGTAAGATTTAAATTTCGCCCCAATGTCGGGACTTGATGCAAATTTACTTGTTATATAGAGAGTAGCCTAACAATGCTCAAATGAGGAAGAAGATACTCATACATACGAAAAACCGCCCTGTTATCACAACAGAACGGTTCTATTACAAATGAAAAACAACAAAAAAAAAACTAATCCAACTCAAAAACATTATTTAATCTTACAACCATCAAGTTCGGATAGACTCCATGAGAGTTCCTTGAATCCGGCAGTCTTACGTCCGCGCGGGATGCGTCCATCGGCAACATAACGGTCGAACTTGGCGCGTGACATATTGAGATAACGACAAGCCTCGTATTTGGAAACACGGCGTTCCTTGTCGGCAATCATAGTGCAGAGGTCGAGAAACATGCGCTCCTGCTCGTCGGTTGTGGCACACTCGCCACTGTCAATACGGTCAACAAGCTCGACGAGAATCTTGCGGATAGACTTTAAGAGAACTCCCATAGGGTTATATTTTACGGTGATATAGCCATATCATGCTTATTAGAAATACGGCAGGTGATATAACTAACAAAAGACCTACATACTTTATAATACGACACCATAACGGAACAGTCCGCTCTTGCGGAACTGGAATATCGACGCTTTTCTCACGGACAGCATAGATAGTGTCGCGCTTGATAGAAACACGGTCGCGCCAACGGGTAATCTCTTTGGTGCGGTATACGGTATCGCCTTTGATGATGGACTCGAAGTAGATGGAGTCGTGCATGTAGATGCTGTCAAGGCGAAGGTTGTTGACATGTACTGTGTCGTGAAGGGTACGTTCGAGGACTACGGGCTTAGAGGTGGAGCAAGCGGAGCAGCACATCATTAAGCCAAAACAGATTGCAAAAACCCAAGTCCACAAAATACTAACATTACAATCGAGTTTGTCAAGTTCTCTTAAATCCATATTGTTACTATTTTAATAAAACCTTTTTTGCTTTTTCGAGATACGCCTTGCGTTGGGCGAGACCGTTGGTGCCACCGTTGATAGTCTTGGTGATTTTCACGATGTCGTCCTTGTCGGCAAGCTTATTGAGATTGTGGGTAAGCCAAAACCACATGGAAGACTTGACTGCGTCAAGAGGTTTCTCGAGAAGTTCGGGGTTGGTCAACACATCGCCTTTGCAGTATTTGGAACTGTTGTAGGCTGAATAGTTGGCACGCCCGGTGATTTGAATAAGACCACGACCGCGATATTTATAGCCATCACCATCCTTTTGGGGGGTGTTGCCAAGAGCCTTCGCAAGCTTACCAGTATCGTATTTGTCGAAGTAATGAGTAGGGCCTTGCTCTACCGTATACCTAAACTCAGCAGACTCATGAAGAATCTGTGCGAGATAATGACACATACGAAGCGGTGTGTCGATATGGAAGGTGTCGGCATAGCCGTTGATGTAGCTGATGTATTTGTCGATACGGCCTGAGGCGACAGGACAAATCTGCAATAATTGCTGCTTGGTTATTTTCATTTTGCTTCCTCCTCGATTTGTTCGGGATTCTTGAAAAACTTAAAATTCTCAACAAACTTAATGGTGAGAATGTAATATAACACAGATACAAGCTTGTACCATGAGGAGCCAGGTGTGCAGAGGCTTCGCCAGTTGCGCAAAATGTTGGTACCGAAAACACCGATTGCTATAAAGCAAACGTATTTGACACAAGCAAGGGCTTGCTCTTCGGAGTGCATGAAGTGACCGATGATAAACATGGAAGCCGCCGTGGCAAAGAAGATGAAGCAATAGACCAAGCACATGCCTGCCTTGCGCCACGACCAATCCTCACCATTTTTTATATCAGCGAGCAAGCCGAAGAAAAAATTAACTACAAACAGGATAAGCATTGCGAACATGAAATCCTGAATTGGACTGAGAAGGGCCAAGAACGCCCCGGCAATCGCGTATAAAACACTCCTTATATCTATCATAACAATTCATTTTTGCGCAAATTTAATGTATAAGGAGATAGGATTTACGGTGTTTCGTCCGTCGCAAAAAAAATAAAAATAGGTAGCGACATTGAAGCCGCTACCCTGCCCTA